GCACTGGGTTTTAGGCTTGCGGAAAACAATATTCGCACCATTGAGCAAGTTCGTGCGGGAATGCGTAAAGTGCGGTCGAAACCTGATGATTATTTCCCAGGTGTGGGCAAGTTTATTTCTTGGTGCAAGCAAGATCGCTTTGAAGCGTTAGGCTTGCCGAACGAAGACGAACTTTACGACCGCCTGAAAAAATTTCAAGGTTACGGAATGTTGGAAATTCACAAATTCCACTTTGAGAGCGATGCGGAATATTGGCTGCTGACGGATTTGTATTGCAACAACCGAGAAGCCACGGAAGAAAAATTGTGCAAAGCAGTGAGCAAAGCGTTGAAAGCGATGGCAGCACGCTTGGAAGCGGGCGAAACGTTGCCTAAACCGCAAATCACCCTGCCAGCGAAACCGAGCTTTGTTCCGCCTGAAGTGCAAAGAAAAATTAATCAACACGGCATTGAAAAATGCAAAGCGATTTTAGGGATGAAATGATGACCGAACAACAATTCGACAAAGACACGTGGTGCACGCCGAAATATGTTTTTGACTGGCTCTTACAGCGTTCGGTTACGTTAGATTTTGTGAAGAAGTGCGGTGGGTATGGAAACTAAACAACGCTTTTTCTTGCGTAACGCTCGCATACAGGCGAATGCGATTGGGGTAATACATTCCCTTGCCCTAGATGATAAAAACCCCGTAGTGGTGGAAATAAAGCCCTTAACGCGTACGTTGGCACAGAATGCAAAACTCCACGCAATGCTTGGCGATATTGCCAAACAATGCGAGTTTCAGGGCAAAAAGCGAGATATTGAAACGTGGAAAATGATTATGGTGTCCGCTCACAAAATCGCAACGGGCGGACAAGCTGAAATGGCGATTGGGCTAGAGGGCGAAGTGTTGAACTTACGTGAAAGCACGGCACAAATGGGCGTGAAACGGTTAGCGAGTTTGATTGATTATATTGAAGCGTGGGCAGCAGAGCAAGGGGTGAGATTTAGCGACAAGCAAGGCTTTTACGGCTATTAAAAATTGCTTAGTGGCGGATTGTCAAGATTGGGAGATGAATTAATGGTTATAGAAGGTTGGGATGGTTTTAATGGCAAAAGCACCAAAACAGCATAAGTGCAAAGTCTGTGGCACTTATTACACAAAGACAGTAAGTAGCTTACAGAAAGTCTGTAGTGTGGATTGTGCGATCAAATTATCGGCAGAACAATCACGCAAAAAGCGTGAAAAAATGGCTAAGGTGGAGCGAACAGAAACTCGCAAAAGAATGACCGCACTTAAAGAAAAGAATAAAACACATAACCAGCTTATCGCCGAAGCTCAAAGTGCGGTGAATAAATATATCCGTTTTCGTGATGCGAATAAGGAATGTATCTCGTGCGGTACGCCGTTGATTAGCGAGAAATTAGGCGGGGGATTTGATGCGGGGCATTATCGTAGCCGTGGTTCAGCCCCGCACTTGCGGTTTTATACGCTTAATATTTTTGGTCAATGCAAACGCTGCAATCGATGGTTGGGCGGAAATTACCACGAATATCGCGTAGGGCTGATTGAGCGTTTGGGAATCGAAAAGGTGCGAGAAATCGAAAGCGATCAACGCCCAAGACATTATAGCGATGAGGATTTAAGGCGGATTAAGCGGATTTTTGAGCGGAAAGTGAAGTTATTAGAAAAGCGGGAGCGGTAATATTTATTTAGTCGTTTATAAAAAGTTAGAAATGAGAGTGTAGTTAAGTGGATTAGTTAAGTAAGGTTGTTGTATGACGAAAAAAATTAGTAACTTTAAGTTAAATCCTGATTTAATCCGTGCGCGTTGTTTAAGCGCACGTTTACTTGCAAGGAAAAGCCCAGAGAGAGCCGCAGCGGAAATGGGCTATACTAATACGAGTATGATTTCCAAGATGGAAAGAAAAACCTCGAAAACGGCGATTAATCATAATTTTCTTGCTCGGGCATCATTGTGCTATGGCGTGTCAATGGATTATTTGCTGGGTATGTCGAATTACCCAGAACGAGATCCAAGAAGTGTTGAGCAACTCGCTATTTATAGCAGTGTGCAGCATTATGCTAATCAGCTTTTAGAGGGGCTGACAGAAACCATAGTTAAAGGTGCGTCAGCTCAGGTTCTGAGTATGCACTTATCAATGCTTTGTGATGAGAGTGCTGAACTCGTTGATGCGGTAAATCGAATGCGTGAACTCAACCCTAATTTCGATGAGGATATTAAAGCGGGGTCATTAGTGATGAAGCAAGTCGATAAAATCAACCAACGTATTTCATCCACTCGAAGAAGGCTATCAAAAGAATCCTATGATGATAATATATTGCGTCAATTCAAGAGCGTGTTAAGTGATGGAAGCGAAAAGCAACTGGATTTAGTGGGATATAGATATGGCGACTAGAAAGGAAGCTGCAACAACGGCAAAAACAAAAGTTAAACGTAAAGCAAAAGTGAGTGCCGCAATTTCGAAGAGAGAACTCAAATTAGAAGAGGGGCAATGGGAAACCAAACGGGGACGTCCCTATAAGTTTGATCCAGATTTAGCTATTGAGAAAATGGAGGCTGCGATCAATGATTATGTTGAAGGGAAACTCAAATACTATGAGTTAATTCAAAAAGACAGTGAGGGAAAGAAAATGGATATACTTGGCGTTGCTTTCCCAACAATAACAAGAATGGCTCTATTGTGTGGTGTTGATGAACAAACATTTACAGATAATTGTACTGCGAAAAATGAAGATGGGAGTATAAAAAATAAACAATTATTCGGTGCGTACAAAAGGTTTAAAGATCTAGGCAAAACAATGCTTGTTGAGGGCGGTTTAGTTGGAATGTATGACTCAAGACTTGTGCAATTCTTGGGGAATGTAAATTATGATTTAGTTCCAAAACAACAAGTCGAATCAACCGTTGAAGTGAAAAGTATGGATAAAGTTTACGAAGAACTTGACGCAATTTTAGCTTCAGGACAGGAAGAGACGCGGTTAATGCAGGAGCGTGCTGAAATGGAAGAAAGAAAGGCGCTGTTAGATGCGGAAAATGAAGAAGCGTAAAATACGGACGATGATGAGTTTAGCCGACCCCATTTCAGGTTGGTTGAATTATCAATAAAATAGATATGTTCAAAGCCTATAGATAATCAATAGGCTTTTCTTATATTCGCTATACTACAAAAGCAGGCTGAACCGAAAATGTTTGCTTTTGTGAGGCTTTCCATAAATCATAATCCGCTTGCTGATGTAACCAGCTCTCTGGACTAGGGCTATTTTCCCCTAGCCAAGCGTGCAGCCGTAAAGCCATTTCAGCACTAATTGCGGACTTGCCGTTTAATAATCGGGAAAAGGTTACCCTGTTTACGCCTAACTGTTTAGCCGCCTGTGTTACAGTTAAGCCTAACTCGGGTAAAATATCTTCTTTGATAACTTCTGCTGGGTGCGGTGGGCAATACATATTCATCGGCCAGTTTTATAGAATTTTTCCAAGCCTTTATGCTTAAATGAAAGTATCATAAGGTAAGAATTTAATTAATAATACGGTTATTGTATATCATAGCACTACACTTTTTCAATGAGGCAACCCAAATTTACTTCCCCTTGATATAGCCTTGCTCCCCGAGTTTGCGTTTATCTGTTTACACCATTTTTCTTTTCAAGAAATTCTAAATAAAAACAACCTATTACAACACAATTTTTCCTATTAGGAAAAAACAAAATTAGCCTACTTGTTTTTTTGCTAATTTCTCTCCCGCAAAGCCTGTAAGATAGCGATGTACACGCAACAAGCGGTGTTTCCGTTCTCCACTCACTGTTTCTTACAGGCTCTTTTCTTGTGGAGAAACAGGAGAATATAATGAAAGCATTAAAAACTGAATTTTTAGGTAAAGAAATTACATTAGTGGATAACAATGGCATTGCTTATGTGGCAATGCGTGAAATTGTTGAAGGGATTGGGCTATCTTGGGGTTCTCAATCAATTAAATTGCACGAGAACAGCAAAAAATTCAACTGTTTCGATATCGAAACGGTTGGGGCAGATGGCAAAAAACGCAAAATGCTCTGTATGCCAATCAAAAAATTAAATGGTTGGTTATTTAGCATTAACCCAAACAAAGTGCGTGCTGATTTAAAAACACGACTTGAAGAATATCAGGAAGAATGTTTCTTAGCGTTATGGGATTATTGGACGGAAGGCATTGCTCGCCGTGATGAAGTGAAAAATAAACTCACTGCTTGGCAAGAGAAAATGGCAGACTATAAAGAACGAGCAAGCCAAAAGGGGAGAGAACTGAACGCCTGTAAAAAAGAAAAAGCACAACTGGATCACGAATTTTCGCAAATTCATCAAATGGATTTGTTTTTTAATCTTTAATTCTCATTCCTCTAATTCGCCCGATAAAGTTCACACAAAGCCTTCAACGCTTGCGGGCGAGAAACACCCATTTCAGCACAGATCGCGTCAAATTCATCAGCAAGATCTGCGGGCAGTTGCATTAAAATGCGTCTAGCTCGTCCTTCGGCGATGGCTTTATCATTTAAACGGCGGGCAGTTTCCGCACGAACGCGGCGAGAGTGTTCAGTCATTGAATTTGCCATTTTTACTCCTTGATTTTGCTGAATAAACGTTATAGTATTTAGGAACTGCCTAGCGGTGCGGGTAAAATCACCGCTAGGACTTTTAGCTATCTAGTAAGCGGGTAAACTTACGAAGATAAGAATAACTAGGATTAACAGTTTAACGAACATAATCCAGTTCCTTTTTGTTGCCGCTCTCAACAAGGGCGGCTTCTTCATTTTCAGCCCTTACTGAAAACAAGTGCATTATATAAATAATAGATTAAATCGTCAATAGTTATTTATATAATGAATTTTATTTTTTACTTTACAACCCAACTTTATTTCACTATTATTACTCTCATAGGTGTCGAAACCTTAAAACAGGCGGTAATCCGCAACCGAAATCCAATGCGGTTTTTTTGTATCTAGAATTTGGTGTTTCTCCTTTTCTCAGCCAGATTTGACAAAAAACGGTAAATGACAATCAATGATCGAGTGGGCGAGGAATACAATACCCGAAAGGGGAATAACTCCAGCTTACTACTAGGCTTCTGAACCACTCGATCACCAGTTACCTTTATGATAAAGGCAACTGACATTATTCAGAAAATTAGTAGAGGCAATTATGTCAAATATCATCACCGCCGATTACAACGGCACTCAAGTTTTCTTTCAAGATGACGCTTATCTCAACGCAACAGCTATCGCAAAGCATTTTAATAAACTACCAAATGAATGGTTACGTCTTGAAAGCACGCAAGAATATATTGATTTACTATGCAAAAAATTAAATACGGGAAAATCCCGTATTTTAAAAACCACTCGTGGCGTAAATGGTGGCACTTGGCTACATCGCCGCTTAGCCGTTCCATTTGCTCGCTGGCTCAATGTTGAATTTGCAATTTGGTGCGATGAAGAAATCGAGAAAATACTAATCGGGCAAAAACAACAACTCGCCTTACCCGCTTCAACCGTGGACGAACGCACAGGTTTACGAGAAGCCGTCAATGTGTTAGTTGCTAAGCGTAAATTAACCCACAGTGAAGTTTACGGCTTTATTCATCAACGCTTTAACGTTGAAAAAATTGAACAGCTAACCGCTGAACAAATTCTACAGGCGATAGAGTATGTGCAAAAACTCACTATCGGCGTAGAAATCACCTTACCCAGCCCAGAGAAAAAATACACTTTTGAGTTTACCGAGTACGAACTTCAAAAGCTTGCTTGGCTCTGGTTTGCATTCAAGCGTGGCGTAGGCACATTTCAGCATATCCACAAAGCCTTTGAAGCCCTAGGCTCAAATCTAAGCCCCCAAATTTACGGACAGGCTTATGAATATTTAAGCGTACTACGTTCATCAAACCAAATCTTAAATCGCATTACTGAAGAATTTGAAGCCGACCCAATGACAAGCTGGCGTGTATTAACACATCTGCGAGAGTTCAATCCCAAAGCCGTAAAAATCGACTTCTAAAAACCTAACCCAAAACCGACCGCACTTTTCTCCAAGAAAATTGTGTGGCGGTTTTGTTCAACCAAAATTCAGCAAGAAGGTGAAATTATGTTCAGAATTTTAATGATTATCGGCTTGCTGTGGTGTGCGTATGAACTCGATTTGAGAGCAGACTGCGACGGGCATTATTGTGGAATAACCACAGATTTGTTAGTGAAAAAGTAAGAAAAAAACGACCGCACTTTATTGTGCGGTTTTTTATTAGGAAAATTTAGCGAAGTCAAGGAAAGTAAACCCCGATAATAGCATTAATTTGATGAGGTTTATTGTCATTATGGAAACAGCAAAAATTACACAAAGTGATGTTGAAAAAATGGTGCGGCATTGGTTGGCAACACCTGTGAATAGCTATTTAGGGTCTGATTATGGTTTTGATAAACACGCCCTGTTATTCGCTCCGCTTACAATGGGGGCGGCTGATGAAGTGATTGCTAAATTGCGTCGAGATGTTCCCGTTTTGGATATGCTCCCTCCTGATGCGGTGAACATTTATTCTGTGCCTGTGAGTCCAGATAAAATGCACTTTATCTTAGAGATTGGCAATATTGTGTTAGATATTATGTGAGGATTGAACAATGTACACCAAAGAAGACTTCCTTGAGGCGGTGAAAGAAGAGGCGTTAAAAAACGAGCTGACTGCCGCCTTGTATCACGCGGGCGATCCGAGATTTTTACAAATGCAAGGGGCAATCGCTCAAATGCTTGCTATGTATAGCCAGCAACTTGAAGTCGCAATGCAAGAGCCTTTTTTGAAATCAAGAGACGCAACCGTATTGGCAGATGCCGCCTTGAAAGGATTAATCTTTACTGCAAAGCCCGCGATTGTTCAGATTAAAGCCATTAATAATGGCAATACGCCTGTTAGGATTGAAGCGGGTCGTTATTTATTTGACGCAAGCGGACGTATGTATCGAATTGACAGTCCTGTTACATTACCAGCTTCAACGCAAAATAATGGTGAGGGAGAAATTATGGCAACTCAATTACAATTTGTTAAACACTCTCATACTATGAGCGAGTCCTATCCATTTTATGCTATTGAGGTTGAAGAGCCAAAGGATGGTAGTTATATATCTACTATTCAAGTGAAAGTCAATGGTGAGGTATTTGACCCCTGTTTTAAATTTAATGGTGTTGATGCGGGAGAAAAGGTTTTTCATATTGAGTCAGATGAATATAAACGTTTATATGTTAAGTTTGGTGAAACCTCCGTTGTGGGATTTCAACCCTCGATTAATGATGTTATAACGATAGAGTGCGGACAATGTTTTGGCGACATTCAGCCTGAGCTTGGAAGTACATTTTCATTTCAATATATTCAAGCTAATGAGGAAAACGAGATTAATTTAGAAATGAAAGCATTAAAACGGGCGGGGAAAAATCCTATTGACATAGCAACATTAAGAAACTTGTGTAATTATCCTTCGACTTATGATGATAATGCTGTATTTCTCGGTGAGTTTGATAAATTACTTCGTAAAAATTTTAATCATTTGGCATTTCTAGCCGTATGGAATGAACAGATAGAAGAAAAAATACGAGGGGCTGACATTAATAATGTTAATACGCTATTTTACTCTTTTGCTTTACCCGATAATTCAGTTGAAAGTAAAGAATCTATCAAGCGACAAATATCACAAGTCATTGCGGAAGCTGATGACTCCTATAAGACAAAGTTCGTTGAACCAATTACAGAAAAAATTCATATTACCGTTAATGCAATCATTGCAAGAGCTTATGATGTATTACAAGTTAAAGCTCAAATCATTGATCTTTTGTTACAAGAATATGGCAAAAATGCTTTTTCAACCAAGCAAGGGAAGGTTGTTGTAAAAAATAAAGAAGTATTTAGTTTGATAGAGCAGGCAATTCCAGCACTTGCGGACAAAAGAAGTGATTTAAATGTATCAATATCTAATGGAGTGAATTCCGCTCCCGAAGTATTTCGATACTTAGATAAAGAGTCAATCACAATTAATTTAACGTCTAATGGGTATGAAAGTAGCGTGTGGGGCGGTGGATATAATACAGTGGAGTAAGTATGGTAAATCAGACAGGAGCAAAAGAGGTCACGCCTATTTATCCATTTGTGGCCTCAGAAATGACAGAGGAAATTGAACTAGCTTGGAAAAATGTTTTTCTTAGAGTTTTTAAGAAAATGCTATGGCATAGACAAAGGGGTTTATTACATTATGGATCGCCTTATTTGGCTCAAAGTGCATTATTAACGAAATTTGCGTTAAATGATGGGCTAAGTCTAATGCGTGCTGATGGCGATATTGATAGACTTCGTTATCTTTTTAAGGCTTGGCGAGCTAAAAACCCTAAAAGAGGTTTTCATTTTCTGCGTACTTATTTACAAATGCTTTATCCAGATGGCTTCACTATTGAGCAATTGTGGCAGGAAACAGATAAACCATATACAACATCGCTTGTAAATGCCGAAGGAGTTCGTAGAAAAAACACTCCTCATTGGCTTACATCTAGGATAAAAATTTCAATCACCGATATAAGCGAAGATGGGCAACAAATACTGCAGTATGTATCTACAATTCAATCAATTATAGGAGCTAGATTTGTTGTTGGACTGACTGTAAAAAAAGAACTAGGAAATAAAAACAAGCCTTCAAAAGTTGTTATTGGAACGGGATTTTCTGGGTTTAATTTTGCCTCATTTAAAGGCAAGTGCCGATTACCAATTATTTAAGGCAGGGGGATTTATGATAGAAAGTCATTCTATGGCTTGTAATAGATTTGTACAACTTGTTCGTGATTTTTCGATCAGAACTAAAAAATGGGAACCAGCAATTCGTTATGAAACAAAATTTGATGAAAAGCACGATCTTACTTTGGTAAGCCTACGGGTGTATGGGCGACGAAATGAGTTTCTTACTATTATGGCAGCCGCTGGGCTTGGTTCTTTTGATGAGCCACTTAATGAACAGATTCTTGTTCTGCCTACTGAAAAACAGCTTAAAGAAATAAAATCTCGTGCTGGATATGAAAATAACCAAGAAAAAAGAGAATTTTATAAAACGGTGATTTAGGAAAAAAACAAGTATTAAATATATCTACCTTTTTATACTAGCCTCACAGATTTTTATCGTTAAGGATATGTGATGGCTGTAAATCAAATCAATAGTCCCCCAACAATAACTAAGGTAGGATTAAAACTAGCTACGATGAATAATAATCAGCATTTATCGCTGACTATTACACACGCGGCATTTGGTACGGAAAAATATCGACCAACGGGAGAAGAAACTTCCCTAAAACAAGAGAGATTGCGTGTAGGTATTGCATCCGCTGTAAGATTAGATGAGAAAACAATCCAGATGCGTTTTGTTGTAAAAGCAGAACAAGATGAAGGTTTTTGGTGTAATGAAATTGGTTTTTGGGCAAATAATACGCTTATCGCTGTTTATTCTTCGGATGAAATAAAAGGCGAAGGGTTAATTTTTATCTCTGATAAAGTGGAGACAACAATTTCATTTTCGCTTGCCTTGGAAGCAATGCCTGTTGAACGTATTGATGTGCAAATAATGCAAGATCAAGATAAACTTATTCAGCTCATAAATCAGCACGAAAATGAAGATAATCCACACCCTCAATATACCCCCAAAACTCTCACCGCCACCAGCCAAAACGCCGTGGAGGAAACGGGCCACAGTCACGAAATCGACAAAGCAAGCACAAGCCAAGCTGGCATTGTGCAACTCACCAATGACACAAACAGCGAAGCAGAAACCCTAGGGCTCACCGCCAAAGCGGGGAAAACGTTGAAAGGGCTGATTGATGCCTTAACCCGCAATCTGAGTAACTATATCCCCAACAGCAAAAAATCTGACGCGGTCACTTCGCCAAGCTCTGATACTATCGCCACAAGCTTTGCCGCTAAAACCGCCTATGACAAGGCGGTTGAGGCGGATAATCACGCCGAAAGTGCTTACAATTTGGCTGAAAGCAAACAATCACCAGCCACAACCTTAGCGGGCTATAAGATTGCGGATTTTGCCCAACGTGCCTTGACCGCAAGCGATAATCTCAATGACATCACTGTAAAAGGCATCTATCACAACTCAACTTATCGCAACACGCCAAATAACAATTATCCCGAAGAACAATCCGGGGTGTTGCTTGTACTGTCAGCAGATGAGCAAATCTATTTTGCCTCTAACGGTAAGATGTTTAAACGCCTTAAAAGCAACAACAATTGGGCGAATGGCTGGGTGAGACTGGATAATTTGACTACCCCCATCGGTGCTGACCAAAATCTTGATGAGATAACCACAGACGGCAATTATTATATTGTTGGCTCGTCTAAAGCAACGCTAGCAAAAAATTACCCCGTTGAGAGAGGTGATGGGGCTTTAGAGGTCTTTGGCAACGGATATTTTCAGCGGTTTACCACGTTTCATTCGTGCCAAGTTTTCAACCGTCGTAAAGTCGGCGGCAATTGGACAAATTGGGTAATGAGTGCTGATGATAAGAGTGAGATACGCCAAAAGACCATTGATTACACCAAGGCAGAGGGTTATGCCTACAGCGGTTTTTACCGACCAAACGGCGATAAACTTAACAACCTGCCGCTTGCCAGTTTGATGGTGCACATCACACACCCATCCTACACCACCAACGCCCACGCAAGAGGGATTGGTTTTAGTTATGGTAGTTATAACGGCAATCAGGCTTGGGATATATTTACCACGGCATTTGACGCAAATGGCACTTATCTCGGACAAAAACAGATTATGACCGAGTTAGGAGGGATATTTAGAGGTGACATTAACCTTAATAATAACATGCTGGGATTTAGTGCAGATACAAAAGATTTTATCAATAGCAAGAATATTGATGGTATTTGGCACGATGACAACAGCAACACCTTTCATTTTCAGTCTGACAGCACTTACAAAAAAACAGGCGACGCAGGTAACGCAAGTTTATCGGCTGTTAATTATTTTGCCAGTGGACGAGTAGAGATTAAAAGTAACACCTGGGGGCGCATCCGTGCCATCCTACCCGATGGTGGTTATTGGCAGTGGGAAGTCAATCCTGCCTCAGCAACCGACCCACGCTTTAATTTTGTCTACCGCTATCCAAACCAGGAAAACCCTGACCGCTACGTGAGGTTCCCGACCGTTCAGCAAGGCGGTGAGACGGTTGCCTATCAAAGTTGGGTGAATGGGAAAGTGGCGGTGTTAACGGGTGTAGTTGAACACGGAGCCACTTTGCCATTACCTCCATCATTTAGCGAAGGACAATGTAAGTTTTTTGTCTCAATGAATTTTGACGATCCAAGGACACAACCATGGGATATTCAGGAATCAGGCAGAAGCAAATCTTACTATCAACGTTGTTTTGTTACAGGGCGAACAGTTACAGCTCAAGCTTGGCACGGTGAGGGGCGAGGTATGGACGTAGGCTCCTGGACAAACGGTAGAGCCAACTATCTTGTTATTGGAATTAAATAGGAGCAAATATGTTTTATGTTTTTAATAAATTGGGGGATTTCCTTTACAGTTGCGATAATCGGATGAACGAGGAAGATTTGGCGCAACGTGGCGAAACGGCGGTAGCGAGCGAAAAGGTTTTTATCAATCCCGTGCTGGTGAATGGAAACATTATCGATAAAGGCAATGCCCCGAGCGAATATCACCGTTGGAACGGGGCGGAATGGGTATTATCAACGGAAAAACAAGCCGAACTGCTTACCGACCAACGCAACCAAATCCGCTTACAAATCAACGCCAAACGCGATGCGTGCGTAAACGGCGGTGTATATGTACCAGAAATCGGCAAATGGGTGGATACGGACGAAAAAGGGCGTGCCACGTTGGTTGAAATCAAAGCGGATTTTGACTTAAACGGCAAAACGGAAGAAAACGGCGAGCCGCGTATTTTCACCCTGATTTGTGCGGATAACACCGCAGAGCCACTGGATTTTGACAAATTCAAAGCGGTGTGGAACGCGGCGAAAACGCTCAAAGAAAAAATGTTTGAAAACGCCTATATGCACAAGATTTTGTTAGAACAAGCGGAAAATCCGCTTGAGTATGACTGGTCAATCGGCTGGTCGCAAACCTATGAGGAATACCAAAATGAGCAAGAAAAATCCCTTTAAAACGTGGGGCTATCACGTTTTGATTGCCCTCGACCAACTTTGCAACGCCTTAACGGGCGGTGGGGCAGATGAAACCTTTTCCAGCCGTTGTTACCGCCGAGCCGTGTTAGAGAGCAAGCCCAAAGCCCGCTGGCGGTTTTGGTTTCGGCTGGTAAATGGGCTGTTTTTCGACAAAGACCATTGCAAAACCGCCTATGAAAGCGAGGTGAAACGGCGGCAATATCCGGAGGATTTTACCGCTATAAAGTGATTTTTCATTGACCGCATAAAGTGCGGTCATTTTTTTGAATATTGTCATTATAGGAAAATTGCACTGTTCGATTTTTTGTTCCGTAGCATATTTTACGTAAAAGACACATTATGAGTTTAGATGCTATGGGGATTTTTGATAGTACAAAACAATTTATTTCTGATGCTGTAGATAAAACGAATGAATTCCTGAAGGGAACTTTTGATAAGGCATTAACTTCTTTGAACCCTGGTTTAGGCTCAGATTGGCAAGGGTTAAATAATCATTTAATAGCAAGATTTTACCCAGTAAATTCTGTAGGGGAAGGTAAAGATCGTAGATATGTCAAAGACCCTGATGAGTTGGCGGTATACGCACCGATTCTTGATGGTGCGGAAATGGAATATCAACTTAATTGGCAATCACCTTTTGAACAAATGGGAACAGAAGCTAAAGCTCCAGCTATCAGTGCAATGTTACAGAGTGGGCTATTATCAGACTTTTTTGGTCAGTTTACGCGTTCCGTTGGTGTTGGAGGGGCAAATAGCGAGAATCCTACCCAAAATCAAGGTGCAATACAGGGTGCGCTTAAAAGTCTTGAAGGGAGAACTGGAATAACAAAGCTTAACTCTACCCAAACGTTTGCTGGAATGCCACCAGTTAAATGTACGATGAAGCTTTTATTTCGAGCATATAGCGATCCAAAGTCAGAAGTTATGGATCCTATTAAAACGCTTATTAAGTGGGCTATGCCACAAGAACTGTCGCCAGATGGTGCATTGGTAAATGTGATGCAGGCGATATCAGGCGAGGGGAAATGGCTTGATGTATTAATGCCATCAAAAGCACCTAGGCTTATTGCAATGGAATATAAAGGTCGTATTTATAAGCCACTGGTGATAGAAATGATTAGTGATCCTATAACATCTCCAACCACTTCTGATGGTAGTTATGCTAAAGCTGAAGTTTCGCTGACTATATCATCATTGACCGCTTGGGATAAGGCAGACATTCAGAGGATTTATGGAGGGAAAAAATGATTTATTTTCAACCTGTACGCACAGCACGTTTTACTTTCACATTACAAGAGTTAACTATAGCAGATATACAAGAGCTGCTTAATATTCCTACTCATTTACTTGAGACTACACGCTCTGCATTTCTTCGATTTGCTATCAAAGATCTTACTTGGCATAAAGGCTATTCAGAGCTATCAATTGATCACTTGACGGCACAAGAACGCATTTTTATTGAGGCAACTTATTTATCTAGCGTGTCAGATGTACCAGATTTTAATGTTGGTAATGGGCATTACACGAATTATTTGCAAGTTGAAAAACAATATAAATTAGATCAGGTTGAAATTGGTCAGATTCCAGATGATGAAGACCTTTGGTTTATTCAACCATTAACAGGAGCTATGCTTGATGTCATTGAAGAACGTCTCTTTATGGCAGATAAAACGCCAAATCGTGCGGACTGGTTTCTTTATATGATGGCAGCCCAACTTTTTCGCAAAGAGGAGGAGGTTGTATCCCCTTATCTGAATGCAATAAATTATGGTGATTGGCTAGAGTCTCGGGTTGAGCGATTAAGACGTTTACCTGAAAGTGCTTTTTGCTCTTTGCTAATGATGTTTATTTATAAAGGGATGAAATCAATTACTCATCTTTTTGATATTAATCTTGATAATCAAGGAGTAATTATTCAGCCATCTTATCCTATAGCCACTAATAAAAAAGGAGAGGAAGTTGAATTACTTCCTGCCCGATTTCGCTCTACTGACTCAATCAGTGATCCAGCGAAACAATTATTCGGAAAATTTGACCAAGATGGTTAATTCACTTGTTTTAGAGTATCACTGGAGCTTTAAACAAGCTGCAAATAGTACCATAAGCGATACGAAGTCTTTATTTGAAGGTGCGGAGTTTAAACGCTATAAGGAAAATGAGCAGCGAAAATTTGAAGCATTATTAAAAACAATAGCCAAAACAAGGTTGTAGAATTATGCCAGAAAAAAATCCGGATGTATGGAATCAAATTTGGACATTTATTACATTTCATTTATCTAATCATAATCATCTTATCTGTGCGGTAGTGGTTGCATTTTTTGCATCATTACTTAAGGCTTTTTTATATGGTAAGACAGATAGTCCAAGACGTGTGACAGCAGAAGCACTGTTATGTAGTTTAATTGCTGGGGTTATGCAACCAGTATTAATGCACTTTCATTTTGATATTTCTTTAATAACGCCTGCTGGAGCTGCGATAGGGTTGGCTGGAACGAGTGCGGTAAGGCAACTTTTACTAGGTTTTTTTAAAAGTAAAGCTGGTATAAAAAATGAGTAATTTTAAACTATCAACAATGAGTAAAAAGCGACTCTCGGGAGTGCATTCAGATTTAATTCTCGTAGTAAACAAAGCCCTTGAATATAGCACTGTTGATTTTGCGGTGATTGAAGGGGTGAGAACAAAAGAACGCCAAGCCCAACTCTTTAAGCAAGGGGCGACTAAGACAATGAATAGCCGTCATTTAACCGGTCACGCGGTGGATTTAGCCCCGCTGGTTGAAGGAAAAATCCCTTGGTCAGAACGGGATAAATTTAAGGAAATTGCGAAGGCAATGTTTCGAGCGGCCAAAGAGTTAAATGTCACCATTCGCTGGGGTGGAGATTGGAACGGTAATGGGAAAAGTGAAGATGAACGTTTTTATGATGGCCCGCATTTTGAATTACATCGTGCCGTTTATCCGTAAATATTCCTCGCTGTTGTGGTTATGCGTGATTTTGGGCTTGTGTGGTTGGGTTTGGTATCAGTCGCAGAGGATAAGTAGCTTAAGTGCCAAAAATCAAATGCAAGCCCAAACCATACAGCAACTAAATCATCACCTAGCGGAAAAGACAAAACAGCTCGAAGATGAACGAAAAACGACACAAAAACAGACCGCACTTGAACAAGTGCAGCGAGAAAAAGCCGATGAAGATATTCGCGTTATTTATAAAACGATTAAAGAGCAAGATTGTAGTCGCGAGCCTTTGCCTGATGATGTTATTAAGCGGTTGCAGCACAAAAACTGAAACGGAGTATCGCCTGCCGCCGAGTATTTATTTAATCCCTTGCCCGCAAACTGCCTTTAGCGGTTCAACCTATGGTGAGGCGATTATTTATTTGCGAGTGGTGCAGAAAGAGCGTGAGATTTGTGCAAGCCGTCTAAACGGGATAATTGAATGGGGAAAACAAATTGAAGGAGATAAAAAGTGATTGTTTTTGATTTCGAAAAAATGAATGGTAAAGATGACAAAAGCACGAAAGATGTGATTAAGTATTTCACCAAAGCGGGAATTGAAGTAGCTTCAAGTGAGTTGTCAGCGATTAAACGTACAAGTGGGATTTCTTATAAAGAATTGGCGTTAGGGTTTGCTGATTCACAGCAAGTCATTTTTCAAATTAAACAAACAGGCGATATTTTTAAGGTGAAAATCAATGGCAAAGAAATGCCTATTAAGAACCAACAAAATATTGATCAAGCAATACAAGAAATTATCGCTAAATTGGATAAAGGACGTTTAGATTTCCAGAAAAAATTAGCGAGAACAAAAGTTGCTTTGCCGCCTAAAATTAAATCAACGATTACCAGTGAGGAAGCAACATTAACTCAGAGAGAACAAGAGTTAGATGAGTTAATTGCAAATGCAGACAAAACCTTAAACGAACTTCAAGCGAAATAAGTTAAATAAACGGCGATAAATGATATTGCCGTTTATTATTTTACTTTTTCATTGAAATTTTTTCCTATTAGGAAAATTGCCACAAATTTAAGCTTAACTTCTTCCAAAATGTCATTATGAAAAATTTTGAACGGCATAAGAGAATGGAACTTCCTTTGAAAAAAAAGCCTTTTTTTAAAAGTATGTTTGGATTGGGTGAAAAACAAGCGGAAAAGAGTACCGCACTTGTCGTCGCGAAACCGAATTCAATTTCTCGCTTATTAGATGATGATAGACATCTTTTACTTTTTCCTGAAGAGAAAGAGATTGCTCAAAGTCAGCAATGGGCTTCAACCTATGAATTGCCTTATGGTGATGATTTAAGTGGATTAACTATTGCAGGATTGATGGGAACAAATAATGCTCCGCCTCGTTCTCGTTCGGCAATTTACCAGCAATGGCGATTAATGGAAAAAGATCCCGTTATTTCGATAGCACTTAAAACGCACGTTACAGCTGCATTGGGCGGACACGAAACCAGTGGTGATGTTGTTTTTATTGAAGATGCCGCAAATGCGTCAGAAGTGGATAAAAAAGTTTTGGAGGAGGTGCGTTCTGATTTATCTGAAATGTTTAACAAGCACGCCTTTTCTGTTGCCTACAACGCGTTGGCTTTTGGTGATGGTTATGCAAGAACCTATTATGAGAAAGGCAAAGGGCTTGTCGGGTTAGTAACTGATGAAATGGTTCACCCTACGTTGATTTTGCCTTATGAACAAGGCGGGCGAACCGTAGGATTTTTAGCAGGATCAACACGACATCATTTGACTAGACTAACGACTTTACAAATAGCCAGAATGGCAATGGCGAGATTTGTTACTGTTCCGCAGGCGGGAATGTTGTCAAAATCCTATAAATATAATATTGCTGAAGATAACCCAGACCGATTGCCGATAGTTCCCGCTATGATTGGCGGATCGCTATTATTCACTGCGGAAAAACCTTTTACCGATTTCTATATTTCTCTTGCTTCCCTTGTCGGACAGCGTTTAGTCGATGCCATTGATGAAAGTTTTATTATGGTGAATATGAGCGGGGGGACACGAGAACAGCAAATAAAACTTGCACAAAATGTTAAGCAAACGCTGCTTAAATCTAAACTCCTTGCAGATAAAGCAATGCAAGGTGAGCCACAATATGGCCGCATTCGCCACGTATTATTTACCCACGAGGAGAAGCAAGTCATTACACAGGGCGAAGGAATGGGCTCTCGTCGTCAAGGCTCAGTCTCAATAGAGGATATTATGCTTCACGCACGTTTATTGGCGGGAACATTAGGAATTGATTTGTCTATGCTAGGTTTTGCTGATCAGTTGTCTGGCGGATTAGGTGATGGCGGATTTTTCAGAATGTCGGCACAAATTGCAGAGTCTAGCCGAGTTATTCGAGCTGCGATGGCCGATTTTTTTATCGATTTGATTGATAAACATATGCTATATAAATACGGTAAATGCTGGAATAACACAAATCGTCCATTCCAAATTAATTACTATGGCTCAATTTCAGCCTTTGAATCAGAACGCCAGCAAACGCGAGCTAATGCGATAGGCAGTGCGGGGCTGATCTCTCAGACCCTAGAGCAAGCAAAAAATCTCGGATTTAGTGAAAAAGAGATGGTACTATTTATGACAAAACAGATGTTGTTAGATCAAGATGAAGCGGAGCTTTATGCAAAAGCTATCATATCTTCACAATCTCAACAGAACGATTATTAAGGACACTTTATGAAAGCGACAGAATTTTTTCTTGAATATGAGTATTTAATTGATTTATTTAATGATGCCAAACACCATTTTTTACAGCATTCTCCCAATCTCGATTATCATAAAGAAATTTATGCTATCACCGATCGTTTTATCAAGAAATTGCCGCTGAATTACCTTAAATTTGGGCCTTATTGGTGGTCAGTAAAAGCGATTATGCACGCTAAAGGATTTATTGGCTATGAGGGGGAAACAGAAATTCTATTGCGTGATGCTTATACGGTCAAAAATCCCGCTACATTACAGATTGATGAATTAGCAACATTAATGGCAGCTTGGGAATTTAAAGACTACTATAATGCGAATTATCTTCAAGGCAATCGTGATTTTGCGATCTGGGAAGATGGGAGTTTCTATTCGCTTTATGATATAGAATTTGAGCAACAATTTAGCTAAGAAAAAAGTGCGGTAGAAAATGACCGCACTTTTTAATCATTTTGGCAAGTCTTCAATGTAATCCAAATCATCACGTTTATTCAGTAGATAGCGTTTCGCATTCATTGCAGTAGGAAGTCCAATAGGTAATTCAATGCCAACAACTTCATAGGCAAGCCCTAGCGATTGATCTATTTGGATATAAAAAATATCCCCTTTATCAAGGGTAAATTCTCCCTCAATATCTGGTTCAATCATTGCCATTATTTTAATGCGGATATCATTCGCATTTTCACCGTCAGCAAGAATTTTTGAGGCTTGCCACGGCTCGATAAATAAGACTTTTGCCATACCAAGATGTTTAAAATCAATTTCTGATACATCTTCTCCGCCTAGAACATCAAACGCCCCAATTTGATTTTTTCCATTGGCAGATAAATAGATTTTTTGAAAGCAGGTTGCATCGAACGCATTGGGGTGATTAAGTGTAACCTGTCTTGCCATATTGTGTAGTTGTTGATGAACTTGAGTTTGTGCCATCGCTCCTCCTTAAATGGTAATCCATTCATTGAAATCTGAGTAATGCTCAAAGGCATTCAATGAATCTTGCATCTGCGTCGTTTTTTTGGCGAAGAAACATAATGCGATTACGGCAAATTGTTCATTGGTTATCTCGCCATAAATGGCAAAATTTGTGCCATTTTCTGTAATTTTGTCAATTTCTACAGCGGGAATGGCTTGTTTGGCTAACTGTCCAAAGGTAAGCCGACTACTATTGTGATAGAAACGAAAATCCTGAAAGGCTTGGCGGAAGTCTTTTTCAGAAAACGAATAATCAAAATCTTTCTGAGGTTGATTGGTGATTAAGCCTGCCATTTCACCGTGTTCGTTTTTTGCTCGCTCTTTTCTCAGCGCAATAGCACGATCGATATAGAGACGCTGTTCATTTTCATCTAGTACAGCGAGAACCGTTGCAGGTCGCCCCTGAAATCCCCCGATGTTTGCTTGTAACAACATTAGTCTAATAACTCCGAAATAGATGTACCTTCTAAATTATGAAAAAACATTTGTCGAGTTTTAATTTGCTGTTCTTGCAATACTACTGCTTGAACTGTTGGTAGATAAGGAGTGCGATTAACCTTATCGCCTAAAAAGTAAGGAGTATTGCAATTAAAGGTGAGATCAAAAACTAAAACGGTCAAATTATCTTGATCTGCAATTTGTTGAGGCGCCCCAAAGATCTGGCTATCTTCTAATTGCATTGGAAAGCCGTAGTTCAAGTCATTGTAATGGTTGATAGAGAATAAATGCCGATTGCCATAATCGCCACAATACAATTTAAACTGGCTAGCAAGTGAAAAGGCGGTTTCGTGATCGGGAGCAAAAAGGACGATTTGAACACGCTGATCGTGTTTATCTAAACGAAGATAAAAAAAGTTACCTTGATCATCGCATACAGTGTATTTTGGCAGTGCCACACTACGCCCTTTTTCTAAGCCCGTGGAGCTATAATCCTTAGCGAAGCCCATTAAAAAGATCGGTAGCGGGCTGCGTGTTCCATTTGCGGCTTTTTCTCGCCATTTGTTTAATGCTTCTTCTACTTGATCAACAAGGCGGCCCGGTACAATTGCCATTTTTTTATTATCAGGGCGGGTGATAAAGTGGGCAATGGCTTGATTACCATTGGCGACAAGTTGCTGAAAAAACCGTTGCATAAAATGGGCCGCAGCTTCTTTAATTGCACGCGTTGCCATTGTTAAAATCCCCAAACTTGATTAAACCGCTTCATTGATTCGGTGATCGCTTTGGGTTCTTCGGTTTCAACCGTTTCAATTTTAGCCGTTTTAAAGTGATTAGCTTGAGAAATTGCGTCATCAAGGTCGATCGGATTAAATTTTTCGTTTTCTTTTTGTCGAACTAATTTCTGTTGCAAAAAAAGCACGTCATCAGTGAGTAAATCATTATGATTAAGCGTTTCTGCAAGAGTATCAGCAAGCTGTTTATTCTCAGTAAGTAGCTGCAGCTTATCCTTTTTGAGTTGGTCTATACTGTCTAGTAGATAGTCTATATAGTCTGCTTGTAACTCTGGAGCGATCCCCGTGCTGGTTTCTATTTCATCAAGAACAAGCACGACTTGCTCAACATTTTCGTCTGCCGAGTCAAGCATTACAGAATAAGGGCGATTCGCTGAATAATTCGGGAATAAGACATAATCAAAACCGTGAAAAGAATGATCACGACCTAAAATAACACTCGAAAAACCACCGCTCTTTTCTTGTGATTGAGCATAGGCTTTACGACCCGGATCATTATCAAAAAATTCTGCTTGATGTTCAATTGTGCCATCTTCATAGGCTTTTAAATAAACCGTACGAAAGCAAGGTTCAAGATTGATGACCTTGCCATCAATTACCCCGCCTTCTTTCGGCTCAGCCCCAAATTTTGTACGTGGCCAATGTCCATAATAACCGTGTAAATCCCCAAGTTTTACCCGCTCTTGCATTGCGGGGGAGTTAATGTTTTCAACCAATTTGGGAATATTAAAATTTCTTACCGTACCGTTAAAACGACGCATACGTTCTTTTAAGTTGTACCGAATGATCGGTGTTACCATCTTTGTCATTGCATTTCCTTTTTATTGAGATACATACCCGTATTATGAAAAATACAGTGAGAAAAAGTGCGGTATTTTTCCTAATAGGAAAATTGCAATCATCGCTTTAAAGTAAGTGCGTATGCTGTGCCTATTATTTTCACAAAAGGATAATTTGATATGGCACTTAATCTGACTTTTTGGGATAACCAACAAAACCCAGTAAATACCACTGTTGAGCAATTATTTGACGCATTACGAAACGATGATATGAAAGCAGGGCTGATGTATGAGCCTTGCACAATGGATGATGTTCTTGATGGAACAGAACCAAGTAATGCACTGATTATGGATGCAATTATTGCACAATATGCCAAATTGACAGCAAAAATGAATATTATGCAACGTGTGATGTCCCGATCAGGCGTTGATGTAAAAGATAGTGAAGGGAAAACAGTACCGCTTACTGTGGTAGGTTATCAAATCTCCGATCCGTTTATGCGATTAGGCACGGCAAATGTAGTCGCTTTATTTGAACTCTCTGATGGGCAAACCGTTTCTATCTATTTTCATAATCCCGATACAACCCCGAAAAAAATTACCCCACAAGATGAGGTGATTTCTTTCAAATGGTTGCTAAACAAAAAAGATATTACGATTGTAGTTGCCCCAGAAAAAGGTAAGGATATTGATGTGCGTCAAGTGGCATTACGCATTATGAAAATTGCCGCTAAAAATTCTGCTGCCTTTGCTCGCCAAAATAAAAATCGCAAAGAACGCCTTGAACGTGTCAATGCGTTGCGTACGCGTGTTGCGGAAAAGGAAAAAATTCTTGCTCAGAAATTGAAAAAAATTGATGAACTTCAATATTTGAAGGCACAAGAAGAGGTGGACCAGCTCCTTGAAGATGAACGCTTAATGGATAGCGAACTTAACGCTTCGCTTTACGCTGAATTAAAAGCCTTAGATCGTTTATCAGACCGCGAAGATGAGTTAGATAATATTTACCAAGCCCGAGTGGTTGCTGTTCGCAATATGTTGAGAGATAAGGGGTGGAAAGGTGAGAGTTACAAAGAATTAAGTAAAGAGGGGTACGTTTTAACCGAAACCTATCATTATTCAAAATCAGGCACAAATATGATCGGCGTAACTTATTCAATTCCTGAATTAAACCTTAGCTACACCGATGAATTAACTGATACCCCTGAGGCAATCGCAGAAATGATTAATGAACCTGTTGATAAGGCATTAAAAGCATTGCGTTTAAGTCAAGTGGAAAGTGACAAGGAAGAAGATAAAGAACAACCTATAGCGATTTCAGGCAAAGAATTTGGCGAGTTTGATACGGAGAGCGAAGAGGGGAAGACTAAGTTTAGAATGGCAGTGCGTGAGTACTTAGAAAATAACTTAAAAGGAAAATGGATTAGAAATAAAGCGTTAGATCAAGATATTGAAATTAGACAACGTGGAATTAACGAGCTTATCGCGTGGTCTGCTAATCCTAAAAAATTGCAAATTGCGGCTGTTATAGAACAGGTTATTGCAACAGCAAAACCTAAGAATGGTATAGCAGCTTGGGAAGAAAACACGAAAAAGGGGAAAAAGCGTAATGTAAAAGGCTATTATCGTTTTGCAAATAGCGTAAATATTGCTGGCGAAAACGTGAATTTTGACGTGTTGATTGAGCAAGATGAAAAAGGGCTATTGCATTATGACTTCATTTTACCAAGAAAATCAAAAGCCATTATGGATAATATTGATATCGGCTCTGATACCTATCCAGAGAAAGATCAATCAACCATAACGGCTTTTGCTAGAGAAAACAATAACATTATTCTAGATGAAGCTCAAGAAGAATATATGATCAATATCATTCTTTTAGATGAAAAAGGCGATGTGATTGAGGAGGAAGAGGGAAGTGTACAAGTAGAAAAAACAGAGGATAAATTACAAGAAGATCAACCTATAGTGATTTCAGGCAAAGAATTTGGCGAGTTTGACACTGAGACGGAAGAGGGCAAAAAGGCATTACGGAGTAAAGTGTTAGAACATTTAACTGAAACTTTAAAAGGAAAGTGGGTTAAAAACCTATTTTTAGATAGAGATATTGAGATCCGCAAGCGAGGTATTAAGAAAACGTTAGCAAACTCAGCCAACCCTCTAAAATTAAAAGCATTAGCACAACTTGAAGAGATTATCAAAACGGCTAAAGGCAGCAAGGACTATATCCAAGATAATTTTAAAAGCGATAAAAAGCCTAATGTATTAAGATATTTTCATTTAGAAAATCACGTTTTGGTTGATAATAGACCATTAAAAATTAATGTCGTAATTGAAGAGGACACTAATGGATTACTTCATTATGATTTAACGCTTGAGAAAAATAAAGTTGCACTTGATAGCATAGAACCCTTCCTGAACACAATTCCAGGGACATTCAATGCAAAAAGTGCAACTGGAAACAGTATAGAAAACTTAGAGGGAGAATGCAATAGTAAAGACGGTTTCGATGCAATTATGGATAGCATAGAAATGAAAAAGGTTGGATCGTACGAGGCTAACAAATCCTCTGTTTCCAACCTTTACCAAGCTCAATCATCTGAGCTACTGCTTGATAATATCGCTATTCTAGATGGTATTGATGTAGAAAAGGCTACAAACTTGCCGAGCAAATACGGTGAGAGTCGCCTAATCCAAGCTCAATCTGAGCCACAGCCTGATAATACCGCCATTCTAAATGGTAAGCAAGTGAAAAATAGCCTCAATCCACTTTTACTTGATGATACGCAACAAGCTAACTTAATGATTGCATTAAACTATGCCGCAACCCTTGATGACGGATTGGTTATTGACGCGACAAAACTTGCACAAGATCAGCTTGAAGCAGCATTAAGCGTCCTTGAAAATAATTTGCCAATTAACGAGCAAGAGGGGAATATCGCCCAAGCCGAACTTGAGCGTGAGCATATTGCTTCGATCAAAGAGGCTTTAGCAGTCTTACAATCTCAGCCTACCTTAGATAGTGCAGAGAGTGAGGGAAGATATGTTTTAAATCTGTTTGTGGAATATCAAGATGAAAACGGCAACTGGGTTGAGTTGAAAGATGATGAAGATGAGTCAGAGGCTCCAACAGAAGAGCCAGAAAATACTACTGAGCCTGAAAAGTTCCAACCTACACCTGTTTTACTTCATACTTCTTCACTCTATCAAGGGGAGGGTTATAGACCTGTTTTAGCTGGAAGAGATGAAGAAATTGAACAATTTAAACAGGCTGGATATACACTAGAGCCATTTTCAATTGATGGTAAATCTTCTACTTATTCTGTGTACAAAACCGAAGAACCTTATGATGTTCATATCACAGCTAACTGGTATAGCAATGGGGAGAAAAGCTATTGGGTTGATGTTTCGCCACAAGAAGGTTATGTGATTGACATAACAGAAAGTAATAGCGAGCAACCTCAAGTTGCAGGGGCCTATGACAAAGCCAACAGTGTTGCTGAGGCTATCCAATTAGCAGATAAGTTAATTGAAGAAGAAAAACACTATCGCCCATTGCGTAAAGCTGCGCCTACGTTAAATGGCTACTATCAAGCTACGAAAGGGCGGAGCAAGACGCACTATTTTAACGTTTGGCATAATCAAGAAGAGAGTGAATATGGTGCCTATATTCAATGGTCGGCAGGTGGAAAAGAGGAAATTAAGGCTTCTTCTGAAGCAGAATTAAAACAAAAAGTCGAAACATTCTTCCGCACTTATGTGAAAGGAAATTTACCTGAAATTGTTTTTGTTAAAGGAGAAGATATTTTGGGGATTACGCCCAAAGAGACAATAAATGAAACTGTTGATGATAATTTGCCTGAGTTAGTATTGCCCGAAAATGCAAGTCGTAAAGAATTAGCCGAAGTAGTGGAAAACTGGCTGAAAGCTAATTTACAAGGGAAGATTATTAAAACGGTTGATAATAAAACGGTGGCGTTTAATCGCTCAGATAGCGTAAAACATTTGAGCTTTGATGGTAGCCGTTCAGTCTTGGCTGCGAAAGCAGCAACTAAAGTCGCAGAAATATTTTCAACAGGACAATTTATTGAGCGACAAACTTTAAATAAAGAACGAAATGACAAATTTGTCGCTTTCCATTTGTATGAAAAAACCGTAGAAATTGATAAAAATATGGTAAAAATTCAAGCAAAAGCGGGAGAGAAACTAGATGGGACGTTAGAAACATTACCTAATTTACTTGCCTATCATCATAAAGTCATTTTAGACGATGGTAATAAAAATGCCATTATAGACTTTGCTGGATTCATTGGAACGGAAAACCGTCAAGAGCCACCTCCGCCTAATAATGGCATGAATGATAATACTGCTATTTTAGACGATGTGCAAGAGGAAGATCTTTTAGCAACATTAATTATTCTCGAAATTCGTGATAAAGAGGGTAATTTGATTGATTTGGATCAATTAGATGAACAAGAAGAAAATGAGGTAGAGGAGAATGCGGTGAATAACGCTATTGAACTAGATGAACAAAAACAAGCTGATATTCAATTTTTGCAAGATGTGATTGACTGCAAAATTGATGTATTAGCCGATGATTTTTACAACAAATTAGAACCAATCGCCACTCGGGTTTATGACTATAATGAAGAATTGGTATCAAAAGCCGTAGATGCTTATGCGAATAAAACCGATGAATATGCTATTGCAACAGAATAATCAATAAGGAAAAAGAAACAAGCCCTGCTATTTGGCAGGGTTTATTATTTTGATTAGGCGATAATAGGTGTTTGAGGATTTGCTTCCATAACATGCCAGATTTCTGCTTGGGCCTGGTCGTAGTCTTTATATCCTTGGTGTCCAGTTGCAATAATCTTATCATCTAGCCATAAACGCCAACGCCATTTTAAGCCCGTATCACGGTAAATTTGGAAATGTAATCCATTTAAACTATTCATCGGAGACTCCTTATGCAGCAGCAAGAAAAGAAAAAAGAAATTTATTTATGTGATTATCAGTATAACGGCAAACTACGTAGTTTTAAAGTTGAAGCCGAAAGTTGGGACGATGCAAGAGAGATTGTTAGGGCAATGGGAACTGCTGAGGTAATAGGGATTTTGTATAAAGAAATTTATATCCAGCCCCAATCATTAACCGCTCGTATAGTAACAAGAATGGCTAAATTCTTCGGCAAAGTGCCACAACGTAAGGAATTTTAATATGAATTTATTAGAAAAAATGAAGCTTGTTAAATCGCTCAATCAAGCTGTAAATGATCGAAATGCCGAAATGAACCCATTAAAGAAAATGGAATTGATTAAACAAGTCATAGTATTGCGGAAGCAGCTGGGATTAGTGAAAGAAAGAGAAGAAAGTTTACTTGTTCAAAATGAAAAAGAGATTGACGTTAGCCAATCAAATCACGCTCTTTCAAAAAGCTTAAATACACAGTCTTCATTTGAGGCGGCAAGAAGTTATTTTCGAGAAAAATTACAAGGAAAATTTGTTAATACTCAAATTGGTAAAGTATGGCTAATTGGTGGGTCTTGGCGTGAAATGAAAAAAGGAATGAAAAAAGATGAGATCAAAGCACATCTCATTCCTTTTGTTCCACAAATACTAAAGGGACATTATGACGGACAAGTGCCATCTAAAAAAATGCGAAATGACGAATTTTCAGAATTTCATTCGTTTAGCGATAGCGTTAAACTAGAAAGCCTAGGTTTTATTGTAAATGCTAGAATTATCGTTATCAAAAACCCAGCTACGCAGCAATATGAATTTTATGCCTACTCACTTCATTATGACGGCAAAAATAAAGAGAGCTACCAACTACTTGATAGCTCTCAATCAACTGATGCAGCTACCCAGGTAAGAAGCCCGGACTACGTCAGTCTTGCAAAAGGAATATCTCGCAATTCTGAGACTTTCCCTTGTTTGGATAATGTACATCTAGATGAAAATGTTGTCAATAATGATGGCTGGAATATTGAAATTATTTCTATCACCGATCTTGATGGCAATCCAATCTCTCTAGAAGATGAACCACAAACTGTGGTTAATCCTACAGATTTATTTAATTACAATCCTCAAGGCATAACTCAAACACAACGCCAAGCCGCTAACAATGCAGCCATTGAAATTGTGCAGAAAGTTCAGCGTGGAGAGTTGAATATTGAGGATATTACGCCTGAACAAAAAATCATACTTTCCACTTATTCAGGTTCTGGCGGAGGCTTAACGACAGCAGAGGGGACACGAGGTTCAAGTTATGAATATTACACGCCAAAACCAATTGCACAGGGAATGTGGGATTTATTAACAGAGATGGGATTTAACGGCGGGAAAGTACTTGATCCTTGTGCAGGAACGGGGATTTTTAGTGCGACCGCCCCCCAAAATGTTTTAATGGAAAGTATTGAGCTTGATCAGACGAGTGGCACAATCAATCAGATTTTATTTAATGATGATAGCCATAAAGTTACGATCAGTCCCTTTGAGGCGGTTGCTGCTGCGACAGAAGATGAAATTGTTGATGCAGTGATTACCAATGTTCCTTTTGGGGATAATCGCGGGGGTAATCAATTTAAAGATAGCCGTTATCAAAAAGAAAACCTAGAAAGTTACTTTATTTTGCGTTCGCTAGATAAATTACGTCCGAATGGGCTAGCTGTGTTTATGAGTGGTACAGGCATTATGACGGGAACACGCTATCGCAAAATCCGCCATCAAATTTCTCTAAAAGCGGAATTTATGGGGGCGTATCGGTTGCCAAATAAACTGTTTGAAACTGCTGGGGCTGATGTGGTTACTGATGTATTAGTCTTTAAGAAACATAGCCGACTTAACAAACTGATTATTGATGAATTGGCAAATTTATCACCAGAAACATTAAAAGAAGCGAATGTTTTATGGGAAACTTTTATTAGTGGTCGTTATTTTAAAGTGAACCCACAATATATTCTGGGTACAGAAAGCAAAGTGCGGTCAAAATATGGTGAGGATGTGTTAGCGGTAATGTCTGATGAGAGTATTGCCAATATTGCTAAATTACTACGTCGTTTTGAAGGTTCGCGGATTGATTGGGCATTACTCAATACTGCCGCTGAACCTGTCATCACCTATCAAGAGGGCGAAACCTTATATTTTGATGGAGTACTTAAAGAATATAAAAAGGGAGCTTGGGTAAATGCCAAATTGGCGGACACTAAGCCAACGTTAATTGATGATATTTACACCGAATTAGAACAATACCATTCGCCACTTGTTGTGATTGAACGTGATCTTGATTTAAATCGGTTGTTGGAACTTATCGCCCAAGTGAGAGTAATGGGATTGGATAGCCAGAAAATCCCGCAATGGGTAAGGGGATTAATGGTAAGTGCAAGAAATCATAGTTAATCGTTAGAATAATGGGTATTCAATGATGTTGGCGTGTAGGGTGATCATTTATACCGCTACACGCGAACAGAAGAGCAAATAACTTAACTAAGCACCGCCATCTCCATCACTGTCAGTGATAGAGCCTCTAGAATGAATATCGCCAGTTGCATTAATGTTTCCCTCCGTTGAAATATTGCCTTTGGCATTAAATCCGCCTTCTATGGAAACATCGCCAGAAGCACTTAATGCTCCGTTGATCTGTACCGGTGCATTAAAGACAATTTTTCCGCTAGTTACGGTGAATAAATCTGTTGCAGTTATTTCGTGGGTTTTTGCACTTTCTTTCATTACATTTTCGGCTTTGGTTTCAAAGTTTTTATGCTCAAGAAAGCGTTTATCTTTATTGAGTCCTGTATTTTTATTGCGAAAGCCCATTACAATAGGGCTATTTTCATCGCCGCCGTTAAACATAATCCAAATGGCATCACCGGGGAGAATTTTATAGCCCGTATCAGCGGGTCTATCGGCAAGTGGGTAGCAAATTTCCGCTTCGGGAAATTGATCTGCTCCATCGGTATAGCCCGGAATGGCGATTCGCATTTTTACACCGTCCCAACTTTTCACTTCAGCAGGTAATAATTTCATTTTTCCTCTTATTTTGTTTTATTCACCATATTAGATAATTCGCCCAGCCAAAATCGGCTTAATTGCGATCCTGAACCAGCGTCAAACTGGCTGAATAGATGGGTTGCAGTGATGATTACATACTTTTTATGTTCCACTTCTATGATATCTCCTGCATTGATATTAGGAGTCAGCCTAGTTGTCCATACTTTTCGTTGAATTAGGTAAGTGGATAGATTATTTAAGATTTGCTTATCGGCAAACATTGCAAAATCCGCTCCTCGTCCTAATTTGGTGGTTGATGTAATTACATCACCATTTTCTGTATTTGAATAATAGGCGGGTATTTCGTGTCGTTCGACAAAACCACTAATAAATTCTTGTGTACAATCTTGTTGCAAAATTTCTTTAGGTGGCTGTTCAAATAGATCTCGTAATCGGGTAAAAGCGATAGTTTGTTTGCCATCCCAAACTATCGTTGCTGCTTCACGTTGCAAAGCTTGTTGAATTTGAAAACTCGGTGGGGAGCCGATATAACAGGAAAAACGACGCACTTTAATATCCTTTGATACGCCAATAGTTGCTCCGCAAGCACGATAAATTGTGCTAAAATTCGTGTTTTCTTTTATGATGGCTTTTTGTTTTGCGAAAGCAATTTGATGACAAGAATCTAAGATTGCAATGACTTTAGTCAGGGTGTAGTCTGGGTTTCCCTGGGTTCTAATTCCATCGCCTTGCTTTGAGGTAGCAATAATTCGATACTTCAGGTCTTTTTCAGCGAGTGATATGATTTCCCCTTCTTGAATAAATTCATTTAATTCATTATCAACTCGAATCAAACATTCAAGGGTTGATGGCACGGCAGTTAAATCTGTCCTTTTGATCACAAGAGGCGTTAAATCACCTCGCAACACTTTGTTATTAGGTAAAATAATTTCCATTATTAGATAGTGATAATATCGAATTGAAATGCTAAATGCTGAATTTCTTGTTCTTTTTGTACAATATCGCTATTGATTTCCGATACTGTTCGTCCATAGACTTCAACGCCTAGAGTACGGCTCGCTTCAAGAATGAGTGCATTTTCTCGTTCCACATAAAGCTCAAATAACGGTGAAATGACAGTAAGTTCACTTTTGGTTAAAGGGGTATCAGGAGTAATTTGCTTTGATCCTTCTTCAGAAAATGCCAATCCGCCAAAACCCTCATAATAGCGAGTAGCTTTAAGGGCTTGGGATAAAATGACATCATCAGTGATAACAAGCCCTGTCGGACGCAAATGCCCTGAATAATTTTCAGCAAGTTCGCTTACCGTCATTTCTATCATTGATTAGTAGCCTCCCATTAAGGTTTGAACGTTCCCTTGTTCAATCTCACCGAAGTAATTGCCTGAAATATCACCCTCGATAAGCAGGATTTCGGTATTTGACTGCATATCACGCTGTGTTGGTGCAGCTTGTTCAAAGAAGCATTTTTCTAAGCGTTTTCGATTGACATATTTGTCAGGATCGCCGTGATATAGCCACGCATTGAAGTAACCGCCTTTCAGTTTGATCTCGTCAAGCATTGCTTGAACAGCACGATCTTCGGTTTCTAAAAATGATGCTGAACCATTAAATGCCGTTTTTGCTTGTTGAGGCTTATAGTAAATGTTGCCAAGTGGGGAAGGGACTTCAATATTCCCGCTAATGCCACTAGAGGGATCTGGAAACGACTTAACTTTAATGAAGAAATTCTCGTAACCATCAATGACTAAAGTGGCATCAGAGTTCGTCGCGTCTGCCCCCATTGTTTGACGTAATGAAAAATGATTTTTCAAATGTCCAGCTGTTGTTAATGCCATAAAAAGCTCCTGTATTGTGTAAATAGAGCTTTCATTTTAGAAATGAGCTGAATTCGGATTTTTGGATTTTTCCTAATAGGAAAATTACCGAGGCGAGAAGATAGCAGGGCTAGATAATGTGGCATCTCAATTTGCCAAGGAGTAGCACAATGTCAGAAAAAGATGGGTTATTTGAAAACCCGAATCAAAATGAAGCACAAACCATAGAAGAACAAAAACGTGATACCTTAGTTGAGATTAAGGAAGATACCGCATCTATTCGCGATATTTTGGAGAATTTTGGTGGTCGTCAAATTGCACTGTTAGCACAAGCCGAGAAACAAGCAAAATCGCGTCATTTGTCAGAAAAACGCACAAACGAGGCATTAATTCAAGCACTGAAAACCCCCAAGGTCGTTGATAAAGTGCGGTCAAAAAATCAGGAGAATTTGCATAAAGTAAAACAGAAAGAAGAACGAAATGATAAATCAAGATTTGACACTGGACATTTTAAAGAACGTAAAACACATCCAGGAAAAGAAAAATTAAATCCAGTTGTAAAAGCACGTCAGACAAAAAGCTCGAAACAGCAAACGCAACCTATTCTTGAACAGAATAAACCATCAAAGAAAAAGGAAAGGACTGAGAATGCTGAAGTGCTTCCTAACCAATGGCAACGAGATAAAAACGGGCGTGTTCGAGATAAAGACGGACGTTTTGTCAAAGAGGCAGAACTTGATGAACAAGGCATAAAAAATCCGACTAAATCAGATTCGGAGGAGGAAACACAGGAACTTGCACGCGAAAACGCAATGGTTGAAGTGCTAAGTGGAATTAAAGATGCCATAGATACCCCTGATAATCTCGATCCGCTTATTGATGGCGTCAAAGAAATTACAGGGCCGCTAGGTTCGGTATTTGATACCACGAAAACTGTTGTTGGTGCTACTGGGCGAGGATTTGGCAAGTTATTTGGAGGCCAAGATAAAGAGCAGCGTCAGCATAATCGTTTCTTTCGATTTTTTAAAAAATTCACTAAGCAACAGGAAAAAGCTGATAACCAACAAAATAGTTGGCTAAAGCGGATCTGGAAGAAGCCTAATGGAAATGGCGTTTTTGGGCGATTATTTGGGTTATTGAGAATGTTTGCCCGCTTCCCTTTCCTTTTGGCTCGATTACCTTTTATGTTTGCCACTGCAATTGGAAGAGGTCTTTTAAAAATGCTTGGCGGTGCGGGTAAATTGGGTGCTGGGCTTTTGGGAGGTATTGGCAAACTTGGTAAAGGTATATTTGGTGGGCTTGGACGATTAGGGAAGGGGGCATTAAAGAAAATTCCTATATTAGGTTCACTTTTAGCAATTGGCGATGGCATTGGCGGATTATTTGATGATAGCCGAGATGAAGAGGGAAAATCAAACCGTGGTAAACGTGTCGGCGGGGCTGTTGGCACCTTAATTGGAGGGGGGATTGGATCGCTTTTAGGGCCTGTTGGCACGATTGCAGGGGCAATGATCGGCGACTGGATAGGTGAAAAAATTGGTGCGTGGGCGGCAGATTTTGATTGGAGTATTATTGGTAAAAAAATTACAGGTGCTTGGGATGCTTCAATTGCGTGGATAAAAGATACTTGGGACAATCTTAGTTGGGATAGTTTTTCCGCTAAAGTCAGTGCAGCGTGGGATAGCACAAGCAGTTGGATCAAAACGCAATGGGATAGTCTTGATTGGGGAAGTTTTGGGGAAAAGCTAAACCAAATTTGGGAGGGCGTGAGTAGTTGGATTACATCTGTTTGGAATGAATTAGATTTCTCAGGCGTATGGAAAACAACTAAAAATATTGGTGCAAAAATAAAGGATGGTGCAGTAGGACTTGGTATTCAAGCTGTACAGGGTGCAAAAAATATTGGTTCATCAGTAAAAAACTGGGCGGTCGATAAAGCCGATTCTGCGATCAGTACGATCAGTGAGTGGTTGGGGCTAAATCATTCAACTCCTACAGAAAACTCGCCTCAAGAGGTAGAGCAACAGCTTCAACAAGTTAATCATTCTCAAGAAGAAAATGTAAATGCAATCAGTAATACGAATGAACGAGTATCATTGAGTAATGAATATCTAAGTTTAATTTTTACAACATTAAATGACATTTTTGCTTTTCTAAAAGAGAAATTAGGAGGTGCGACTTATATAAATGAGCAAGTAGGCTACCCGACTTCTTCTATAACTGAAAACGGTATGCCTGTGAGCAATTCATCTAGTGTGGTTTCATTTGATAATAAAGGGGATGCCGCTAAAGCGAGAGATGCCTATATTGAAATTGCTCGAAAGAATGGTGCATCAGAACAAGATATTCGTTTTGCACTTGCTAATATGGCGAGAGAAACAGGCGATTTCGCACACGGGGCATCTGAAAATATGAATTATAGCTCGGCTGAACGCATTATGGCTGTACACGGTGCAAAAATAAAAAAATGGGGTGGGGATGTAAACACGTTAGTTCGTAATCCTGAGGCACTCGCTAACGTTGTATATGCTGATGCGAATGGCTCTAAGCTAGGTAATACTCAGGAGGGCGATGGTTGGCGTTTCAGAGGTCGCGGGCTTGTTCAATTGACTGGAAGGGCTAATTATATGCGATATGGACAAATGATCGGGGAAGATTTAGTGAATAACCCTGACTTAGTTAATGATCCAGTTATCGCCGCCAAAGTCGCCGACGCTTATTTAAAAGATCGATCTTATGGAAAAGATTTTACGCGTTTTAGTGCAGGTATTATTGGTAATGTAACGACAAATGCTCACGGAAGGGATGCCTTGCTAAAAGGGCAAAGCAAATTAAATTCTGTTGATAAATTTATGAATAACCCTGTCGAGATGACTGGATTAAGTAAACAATATGTAGAGAAAAATACAGACTTACTTTCTCAGATGAAACCGGTTTCATCGATAGATGGTATGGTTATACCTAAGATTAAACAGCCACAAGATACCTCAAAAGAGTCGCTAAAAATCGTTGAGCAAGAGACGGCAAAAAAAGCAACAATAGAGCAACAAAAAGTCGAACAATCTACTGCTCAAGCATCGAATTCATTAGATCCAGCTGCTCAATATTTGACTCAAGATGTTTCTGATCGTCGTATTGCTCATATCGTAACGGGTGGAATAGCACAGAAAGGGAGAATTTAATGATGGCAAGACAAGCATCTATCGCGTCCATTGAATTAAATCACCAAAAAGTTCGGGCTAAACAAGAGATTAGTCGAAGAAATCACGTAGAGCATTCTCGATTATTACCTGAACATAGAATTGCTGAAATGTATGGTGATTTATCTCAGGGGAGTTTTTCTGAGATTTTAAATACCACATTAGGTGGGGTGTCAAGACCGATCACTGCAGAGGACCTCATTGAATTTGATAGAAAACGACATCGTTTAGATAGCAAATATAAAGAGGGGGTAACAGCTGAGTTTGTGATTAATAAGTCTCGTGCGATTGATAGAACCAGAGCAAGTAAGGAAATTCCTTGGGCACAGCCTGTTGCTGCAAGCTATCTCCCATCAAGAGGATCTTTAGTGATTACTTTTATCACAGCAGCAAGTGGTAAATATAATGAGACTAAACATTATGTCAATGTTGAATTTACTGCATTTGGTTCAATTACCAAACATCTGATTAACCTCGAACCTAAAAAGCAAGCCGAAATTGATGCCAAACAACTTAAAACCTCATTATTAAAATTTGATTGTGATTGTGGACGGCATACATTCTGGTATCGCTATATTGCAACCATTGGCGGGTTTGCTTATGTGGGGACAAATCCATTAGCACGAAAAGAAACAGCCTATCCTAAAATCCGCAATCCTAATTTACACGGTATTGCTTGTAAACACGTTTTGCGGGTAATGCAAACAATTCAGAAAAATGCAGGATTTCATAAGTTTTTGGTGAAAGCGATTTTGAAACAATATCAAGTGAAAGATAAGACGAAAATAGTCAAAACGCAAACCACAAGGCGACAGATGGAACGGCATATTGCAAAAATGCAAGTTGAAAATGGGGATATTTTAAGTGAACAAGAACAAAAAATAGCAGCGACCTTATTTTCTCGTTATCGCCAAACATTAAGTAATCCAACACCAACGCGATTTAGGAAAGATAGAAAAAATGCACAACAAAAGCTTAATGTATTATCTGCCTTGCATCAAGTTGAAGCACAAATTAGACAAAATAAAACAGGGGAGGAGTAAATGGGAATTTTTGATGAAGTTGGTTCTAAAGGAAGCGGAGCAATGGACTTATTTGGCGATAGCCCATTAGGGAAGATAGGAAATACGTTTGTTAATCAGGGCGTAAAAATAGCAGCGTCTAAAATGTCTTCTGATAAGCTCCCTTTTCTTAATGGGGCGGTTCAACTTATCAATGGAGGATTTAATGCTGAGAATGTCGCAAATGTTGTGGGATCAATTATTAACTCAAATGTACTCAATAAGTTTATACCAGGATTAATAGGTAGCGATTCCAGTAAGTTTTGGCTTGCAAGTAGTCCTTTGACAGCGAAGTTATCTCAGGAAGAAGTCAAAAGATTAATAATGTTATCCTATGCGACAGAGCAAGCAAGAAAGAATTTATGGCTCCTAAATATCTCCCCTTATTCAGGATCTGCATTTGGAAGTCTAAGCGGAATGATTAGTCAGGCAGTCGGTTCTGAACTCTCGTCTAGTATCGGTGGTGCGTGGGGCAAAGCTGCGGGATCAATTACAACAACTGCCATCAATCACGCTATTAATTCAATCCCTGTTTTGAATGCATTAGGAGAACAAGGCGGAGGGATTACCTCTAATTTTAATATGTTAGCGACAGAAATTAATTACACGCCATTCTCCATTGAGGCTGATCAGTACAATGTCGGTTCGGCAATCATTGATGGCGTAAAAAGCTCACAACAGGCGGAAATATCGATCACCACAATGGACGATGAACAAGGCACAATCAAACGCTTTTTCAAACAACAAGCCTCAGCAATGATCCATAAAGATGGCACGGTAGGCGTATTATTAGACGGTTTAGTGCAAATCCGCATTCTGCACGCTTTTGTGAATGATGCGACAAATAACGGTGGCTTTGAAGAAACCATTATCGCCCGCCCTGTTGGCATTGAATATGATTTCAGTCGCCGAGAAGACGCAATGCAAGAATTTACGATGCGATTTGTTCAAACGGACACGTTTATTCAGTAAGTGGTAAAGATAAAGAACCGCACAACAAAGTGCGGTCGTTTTTTTCTTACTTTTTCACTAACAAATCTGTGGTTATTCCGCAATAATGCCCATCGCAGTCAGCCTTTAAATCCAATTCATACGCATACCACAACAAGCCGATAATCATTAAAATTCTGAACATAATTTCACCTTTTTACTGAATTTGAGGTAAGCAAAACCGCCGCACGGTTCACGAGGAAGTGCGGTCGGTTTTGGTTAGGTTTTTAACGTAAGTAATTTACCGTTTTTGTGGGGCTTTGCTCTGTTCTTGGGCTGTTAAAAATCAAGTTTTCGATTTCTTCGCGTATGCTTGCATTTTTTAGAAATGGCGTGTGTTTTGTGATAAAACTTTCTAACGCTTGTGCAAGTCGATTGCTAGCAGTACCAAGATTAAAAGCGGTTTTGTAGTTTTTATGGCTTTCCAAGTCGGAAAATAAATCCTCTAAACGCTCCCAAGCGGCAACAGAATGATTGATGTAATTCATTGCTTTAGCTAGCATATAGAAATTTTCCATATCTAATGCAATGCTATTCGGTGGCAATTCTTGCATTGGGTGCATTGAAGCAATGTAAATCATTACATCACGATGATCTTTGCGTTTGATTTGCTCATATTTCGCCACTGCAAATTTATTTTTCACTCTTGCCCAGATTTCGCCATAACTCATTTTTGTGCGTTGATGGGTTGCAGCAACGGCGTTTTGAATAAGGCGTTGTTCTTCGGGGGTGATGGTGTCATTTTCTGTTGTTAATAAGTTTGCCTGTTTTTGCCCGATTAGTATTTTCTCGATTTCTTCATCGCACCAAATTGCAAATTCAACATTTAACCAACGGGCGAATGGAACAGCTAAACGGCGATGTAGCCAAGTTCCTTGCTTTGATAAATTTTTACCACCTCTTACTGTTTTTACAAAGTGGGATTTTTCCACTTTGGTAGCGTTACCAGATTTTCTTGTTTCGGCTTTTGATAAGGCTTCAATGTACTCTTGTGTGGTTGGTAAATTTAGCCAATCATTAGGGCGTTTGTTAAAGCGTTTAGCAATTGCTGTTGCATTGAGATAAGCGTCATCTTGAAAGAAAACTTGAGTGCCGTTGTAATCGGCGGTGATGATATTTGACATAATTTATCCTTACTTAATTTTCGAAATTAAAGCCATAAAAATATGGTGATCAAGAGGTTCGAAAGCTGAGTAAGACAGCTGGAGTTATTTCCCTTTCGGGTATTGTATTCCTCGCCCTCTCGATCATAGATTGTAATTACCACTTTTTGTCAAACTTGGCTGAGAAAAGGAGAAACACCAAATTCTAGATACAAAAAAACCGCATTGGATTTCGGTTGCGGATTACCGCTTACTTAGGTTTCGACACCTATGGGGCTAATAGTAATGAAATAAATTTAGATTGTCAAATGAAAAACCCTACCAATTTTCATTGATAGGGGTTGATTGCTCTAAGGCATAAAAGCTCATCTTTCGATGATGATCGCTCTAAGGCGTTATTCCGAAATTTCTTTTAACGAACCGTTCTTTTTTGCTTGTTGATACGCTTTTTTAAATTTTTGGGCTGCTTGTTTTTTCATTTCGGCAGCGGTCGTTTTCTTCATCATCTTATTCCTCCTTGTAGGATGGGGTTTTTATCACAAAACAATCTCTATGACTGCCTAAATCCGTTATTGGCTTAAAGTTTACCATAAAATCGCTTGGGTTTGCACAAAGTTTTTTATACATTCTGATTAATGAAGGGCGTTCCCCTACAAAAACATAGCAATCTGGCTTAAACCTTAAATAATGCTGATAGACAATTTCCTCAAGTTTTTGTTTTAATTCAGCAATTTGTTTTTTGCCAAATTTATGATCCAACGGTGGTGCGTACAAATCATCATTTTCTGTTTCAAGATAATCTTTCACAAGAAATTTAATAGAATATACCTGACGATGATGAATGTATTTTGTTATATTTACGTCATCGTTAAAGAAAAATAACGTTTCATCATCTTTTGAAAAAATGGCTAAATAAGTTACATTTTCAATATTAAATTCGGTATGAATATAAGTGATGTTATTCTCACTTGTTTCGACAAATTGCACTTCTAGTCCTTAAGTTGGTGCCAAGAGGTTCGAAAACCGCCAAAAGTCGGTCGGGATTATTCCCCTTTCGGGTATTTTATTCTCCGCCCTCTCGGCATAGAGTGAAATGTGCGATCCATTCGTGATGAGAAATAGGAGAAACACAAATTTTACGCATAAAAAAGCCGCTATGCTGTCGGGTGCGGATTTCCGCTTTTGGTTGTAGGTTTCGACGCCTTGAAATAAATGATAATAAAAAAGCCTGTCTTTGTAAACAGGCTTTCGAAAAGAAATTATTTTTTATGATTACCAACAATAAATGCCGTAACCAGTGAAACCAATCCTGATCCCATCAATAATGCGGCGCTGGTGGTATCGCCTAAATAAGCGAGATACGCGGATAAAGCGGTGAAAAGTGCAACAACAAACACCCCTACTTTTTGCCCGAAATGTTGATTATGTTGATCTTTCTGTTTCAATGAATATTCATATTGCAAGCGTTTATCAGCTAAATTCAATGATTTTTCCGCCATTGCCATAATTCTGTTTGCTCCGTCAGGAATACTTTGATTATAACGTTCAATATCTTCAGGTGCTGGCAGTGGACCAGAATGAATTTTCTGTTGTTGAATAATGAGTTCTCTAGCTTCAGGAATTTCTAAAATGCTTTCTACAATAGAAGGATTTTTCTTCACTTCTTTTACAATATCAATATTCTGGGATTTTGAAAGCTTTTTGTTTGCCGACATTATAAACCTTCTCTTTTTTCTAACGCTTCGCGTAGATATTGCCCTGTTTCTTTCCACGCATTATCAAAATATTGATACTCGTTTGAATCTGTATCAATAGTTGAAGACGCAGAAACAACGGGAGCAATATTCAATACAGAACCAAACCCCAACAAGAAATTGCGAATGCAACGAGTATGGCTGTTTTTTTTCATCTCCGTTTCCTTTAGTAAAAATAATAACGACACAAAAAGCTCACTAACTAAAAGTTAAGTGATCGAGCAATTTTGTGTGCTGTTAAAGAGCGATCATTTGATTAATCAAACTTTACTGAATAATAGATGAAAAAGATTGTTTTGGCAATGTTTGAGAACAAAAAGCTCCACGCTGTAAAGTAGATTTCCAAATGAACCCCCTACCAATTTTCATTGATAGATTGATAGGGGGAGTAAAAAGCTATAATCCATAATTCATAACACGGACTACGCCACAAGCTTCAGGGATCTTCTGTAAACACGCTCTTTCTGCAAATTTCAGGGCTATAGTTTTGTTGTATAACAAAGAGTAAAAAAAGAAGCCTATGAGTTATCAATAGGCTTCGATGCGGTTATTTTGTTAGGATAGGAAGCTCAATTTGCATTTTTTATACCTAAATCGTTAATGAAACGATTGATATTTTCTTGAGAAAACCATTCATTATGAATATGATCATTTATGAACTTTTTATGCAGTGATTTTTCAATTCGTATAGTTCCATCTATCACACCCAATAATTTCAAATCACCAACCAGAGCAGCTATATCAGAAAGCCGTTTCTGTACATCTAACGATGATCCTATTTTTATTGCACCATCAGATCGTTGGACAAAATAGATTTTTCTAGTAATAACCTTACCATTATCTAAAATCTTTATTTCTCTAGATGAAATACCTGAGTTACTCAATATTATTTGTGCTATTTTAATCACTCGTGGATCATCACCACTCGCTAAAATCATTCTTTCTAATGATTGTTTCGCTTTCAGTAGGCTATAATCTTTATCCTCTTCAATAATATTAAAATGCTTTGTAAGTGTGCATTTTTCTAACGAGTCATAAATACAGTCAATAAGATAATTAAATGATTGATTAGCAGTTTCTGAGACTTTTAATAGTTCAACCAATCGATTATTTTCTGGGTTGGCTAATTGCATTTTAACTTTCCTTATTTCCGCTAGGTGACTTAAGCACCCTAAAAGAAACAGCGAGCGGAAAGTATAAACGCTGCTTTCGTGAGTACTGGCACTATCTTTTAGGGCTTGAGCGAATAATAAGGAATAGGTGAAAAGAGAAATTTTGATTTTTCCTAATAGGAAAATTTCCCAATGGTCTAACTTTACATTATTCATAATTCTCTTGAGAAAATATGACCAAGGGGAAAACAATGCTCTCTTTAAATGATTTAACCACGGTAACTGTGGTTTTGGCTTATGATGAAGCCGAACAAAAACACGCCAATCAATCTAACATTAACAAACTTGAACTCTACCCTACGCTTTCAGAGCAAATCAAACGCTTGCGTCTTACTAAAACACGCGTCCCTGTGTGGTTTGATAAACGAATGAAAGGCACATTGAAGATTATGACTTCAACGCCTAAAGTTTATGAGGTAAAACATAATCGTTTTTCTGAGTATTGGCTCGGGCAAACGGCACAAATAGCAGAACAAAACACCTCGCTTAGTGTTTCACAACAATATGAAAAATTGCTGTATGAGCAAGGGGCGAGATTTGGACTCAATGGAGGTATTTCAAAAGCCATTTTCCAACAACATTTTCCAGAGATTGATTTAAATCAATCTCAAGAATGGTGTGTGAGCTTAAACGGTGAAAATATTATTTCCGCTGAGGATTATTATTCGGGAAACTTTGGAGATTTTCGAACATTACACGAAGAGGCGATTGCTCAAGCTGAGGGGGAACATAAAATACAGCTCATTAATCAACTTAATGCAGCAGAAGAACGGTTATTGCGTGCAAATGTGCGTGATATGGATTTTGAGATCACAACCAGTTTTGTTAGCCTTGAAGATCGTGTACGTTTTCTTAATCAATATGTTTCAAATGGCAGGGGCAATTTCATTGTTCGTACCAATACGAAAGGGGAGCAGGTGGTTGAGTTTAAGCCCTCCCGTTCATCTTCTTATGAAAGCATTGAAGACAAAGTATTAAAGCGTGTAGCGAACTTTGTCACCACACACAGCTTTACCACGGCGGCGAAAACAAAAGAAGAAGACAAAGAACGTCGAGTATTAATGAAAAAAATCCTTGCTTCTGCCAATATTCGTTTCTCCGCGTGGGTGAAATCTAATTCAAAATTAATGGGTGAAATCGATAAGAAAGTCAATGATCCTGATGCGTTAATGTTCCGCAATATTGAGAATGGCGAACCATTAAATATGATAGGGATAAATTCAGACTTCCAACCCCGCCCTCATCAGGCGGCGTTTATTCGCCAGCAATCACGTCAATTTGGTGGGATCTGTGGATTTGATGTAGGGCTTGGGAAAACGGCGAGTGCGTTATTAACCATTCAGCATTTACAATCCATTAACATTAAAAAGAAAACGATTTTCTGTGTGCCTAATACGACGCTGACTAACTGGAGAAAAGAGGCAAAAGGCATTTACGCTGATGAGGTTTTTGCACGTTGTTTATTTGTTGGTATTAGAGAAGATAAAGCTGGCAATCTCAGCGTAAAATCCAGTGAAGTGCCTGCTGATTTAGTGTCAATTTTGGACAATAAGCACGATAAGATTTTTATGACAATGGAAGCTTTTGAATCCATTTCATTGAAAGACGATACGCTTGAACGTTATTTATCGGCACAAGGTCAATTTGATCGCCAATATGAATTTGGAGAACGTACAGCGGATAATGAGCGGCTTAAATCGGCATTAGCCAAATTGAAAAAATTAATTGGCTCTAAAATGAAAAACGAATTATTGGAGCTGATGGGCATTGATAGTCTTGTGATTGATGAAGCTCATAATTTCAAAAATGGCAAAAAAGGAAATTTTGGTAGCCGTGTTAAATGGCTTTCACTTGCTGATCCCTCAGCAAGAGGTGTGAATGGTGCGGTTAAAGCCTGGTATATACGAGGGCAAAATCAAAAGCAAGATGGTGTACTTTGTCTCACGGCAACCCCTATTACGAATTCCCCATTAGAAATTTATTCAATGCTTTCTTTGGCTGTCGGCGAAGAAAAAGTCAATGGTCTTACAGGGATTAAAGGTGCGGATCAATTTTTGGAAAATTTTTGCTATATTGAGACCCGCGAGGAAAGTACCGTAGATGGGCGAGAAGTGGAAACTGAAGTTTTTTCTGGGCTACGTAATGTTGGCGTGCTTCGCAAACTTATTCAATCCGTTGCGGCGATTAAAAATGCTGATGATTTACCAAATGGGCGAGATTACATTCCAGAAAGTGAAGAAAACGAAACTCATATCGCTTTATTTGAAGAAACTAAAGCAGCAATTGAAACATTAAAAACCGATTATCGTTTAGCCAAACGCTATGTGGATAAAAACGGGGACGTGTCTTCGGAAACACAAGAACATATGATGGCTCTTACACTTAAAACAGGTGAAACGCCAGAAGTGTTGGCTCACCCGTTTAATTTTATTAATAAAGTAACAAAAACCTTACTTGATCGAGATCTGAGTTCAGAGATGACGCGTTATTTTATTGAGCCAAGTCAAAAAACGCTAGCTAAAACGGTGATCGAACAGTTTAACAAGCTCAATTTAAAAGAAGAACGTGAGAATTTGATTGGTACAACCGCAGAGATTATTCTTGATACGACGATGGCGAAAGATAAAGAGGGAATTGACGATTTCGCAACAAAAACGCTTTATACTGTTCAGATTATCGCTCGTTTAATTAACAACCAGATAGAATTAACCACGACGGATTTTGAAAATCAGAGTAAATTTTTGAAACTTGCTGAAAAAGCGGGGTTAGCACTTGATGTAAAACTCGGTTCAAAAATGGCCGCACTTTTAGAAAACGTTAATCTTGAGCGGGCTAATCCGAAAGCCAAAGGGGGCGTGTGTAAGCAAATTATTTTTTGCGATATGATCGGCTCACATAATAAATTAAAGCTCGCCCTCGTCAATAAAGCCAATATCCCAGCACATAAGATTGTGATTTTCAATGCAAAATCCGTGAAAGACAGCGGCGAGGTGCAAGAAATTCAAGATGGTTTTAATGAGGACACTGTTATTGATGAAAATGGTAAAACGCTTTCTGAAAATAAATATGAAATCATCATCGCCAATAAGAAAGCGGAAGTGGGAATCAACCTACAAAAAGGCACACAAGCTATTCATCATTTAACGGTAGGCTGGACACCCGATAGTTTGCAACAGCGTAATGGTCGTGGTGTTCGTCAAGGTAACTATTTAGCACAAGAAGGCATTGCGGTGAATGTTTATCATTATGATGCGAATGGTACATTTGATAGCTATAAACGCAAGTTGATTGGAAATAAAGCGAGTTGGATTAATCATTTACTCTATGGAGATGAAAATAAAGTTAATATTGAAAATGGACTAAGCAAAAAAGATCAGGAATATTTAGCTGACTTAATGGGTAATGAAGAAGCCTATAAACAGGCTGAGGAAAAACTGAAAAAACTTAACGAAGAAAAACGTTTAGCCACGCTTAAACAGGATTTTGTCAATACCTATCAAATGGCAGAAACGATCAAAACAGAAGCACAAAAAATCCGTACTTTTGATGATTTTCTACAATCCCATTTTAATGATGCCGTAAGGCATTTAGAGGCAATCAACAATGAAATCATTGCTCAAATTGCTCCATTAGAGAATAACATTAGCAAAATTCGTCAAGAGTTGGAAAATGAAACAAATGAGGCCACGATTTCAAGCAAACAGAAAAAACGTATTGGTTTGGAAAGCAAACTTGAGCGAAGAAATGCCGTATTAATGAAAAAGTGGGCGGCATTCGTGCGTCAATACCAATCTATTTATCCCGATGTAATGCCTGATGAGGATTTTAAACGAGCGAGCAGTCTGCTTGAAGAAAGCCAACCTTATTACGGCACCAAATCAAACCGCTTAAAACAAAATCTCGAAAAAGGAGAGCAACACCCACTTTACAATAATTGGGAAGAAGAGAGCGGGGCTTACACACAGATGATAGAAGAGTATGAACATAAGCTATCAGAACTGGCAAGTCAGGTAGATATTGATGAAGAAAGGTTGCAAGCATTAAAAGAGGCAAAAGCCTTTTTGGTGGAGAATTATCCAATATTAGAGGGGGATTTATTACAATCAGAAAATGATTTAATCTACGTTAGTTCGATTAATGATCATTATTTGTTTGGACTTGGGATTTCATTAGAACCTTTAGAGAATAAAGGAATAGATCGTTATAATGAAGAAAAATTGAAGGGATACCACTTAATTAAGGCAAATAGTCCTGAGAGTGAAGTGATTTATCAGCACATTGCAAAACGTGCGGAGCAGTCTTTATCAACCTATGAGTGGTGGACTAAAGAGATGCCTGAAATTGAAAAATATATTGACAGCTCAGCCAAAGTCAAATTGAGTGAAGCACGTCAATATCGATTCAATGATCGTAATCTTGATTTTTCACTTATTTTGAATGAGGAAGACTATCAAGCGTTAAAGCAATCACCAGAAGCTTACGAACATATTCGTCGTATTTATGATGATCAAGGTGTGGAGTATCGAGATAACGGCATTTATGCCCCGATCAGTAATATTTATCAGTCCCGATATTATTGGTCAAACGATGTGAGTGATGAATTATTCACCTTTTATGTGAAATACAATTATCCATTAAATGAGAAGGTAGCTGATGGTTACTTCTCCGATTTAATACACACGCCAATGCCTCAGCCATTAGAGGCGGTAGAAAATGCCTTTAGTCAAATTGATGTTGCGAATATCGAGAGTGGAGAAGCCTTAATTCAGAAAATGAATGAACTAGCTAATGCTCGTCTTGAAGAATTAAAGGTTATTGAGAAGGGATTTACCTTGTTTGATTATCAACGCGTTGTTTCTTCTCGTATAACGGATTTTAAGAGCAATATTTTCACTTATCTATTCCGCTTGGCATCAGATTTATTTATTGATTACCAACAAAAACAGCTTGAAAAACAGAATGCAGAAAAAGCAAAGGAAAAAGAAGCCTTACGCTATACTCTTCTTGCGAATTATCTAGTTGTTTCGGGTAATACGTTGAAATATCAAGACAGTAACGGGAATAAATTTCGTAACAGTGTAAACAGTGTATTAAAACGTGATGAACTAGATCCCGCTTATGCCATTGCGTGGCTGAAGAAAGACAAATCCTTTAATCAGAAAGGTGATGGACAATTCTTCAAACAATTTAATGATGAGCAGTTCGCCGTCTTACCCGCCAACAGCTGGATCATTCATAAGCAGGCTTGGGATTGGCTTGTCGAAGCTTATCGTGAAGATCTCAATAATGCGAAGATTACAGCAAATTCGGTTGTCTAGTCACAAAGTGCGGTCTTTTTTGACCGCACTTTTTTAGAGGTAGTTATCAAGTCCTGCTAAACTTTGAGCGATTTTATCCGACCAGCGGCGATCTATTTCTGTTTGCTCACCAATTTCTGCCGCAATATAATGCGTGCTTTCAAGGAACGCAAAGGCAAACGTATCACCAATATCAGGCGAGGGTATGCCTTGAGCTTTCATATCGGGTTTACTCATAATTTGGTAGCGGGCTTTATTATCATAATTGTAAGGTATGCGGGTTAATTCATTAATAATGCGTATGCCATAACGATCCGCAACCGCTGCACTAATACCAAAGCGTTTTTCTTGAATGGCTCTGGCAAGAGAAACGATCGACTGTGCACGTAAATTATAAAAACTCTCTTTTAATTCCTTACGGAAACAAAGATTTCCCCATTTCACTTTTTCAATATTTGGCACACCAAGGTCATTAAGGTTATGAATGAAACCTACCCCTAGCCCGCCATAGTCCACGACAAGGGTAGCGTTTTGATAATCTGTAGATTTTCTGGCGACCGCTCTTGCAAAATTCACCGTATCTTGATCATCACGCACAATGGGAATGTCTTCAATATAAACACGGCGGGCATTTTCGCCATACATTCCAAATCCCCACACACGTGCAACGGTCATTACACTGTCATCGCGAAAATCCCCACCTCCGACATCAATAGGGATCACATAGCCCCAATCTTGATAGCCATTTAATGGATTATGTCCGAAGATCGCTTCAACCTCACTACGCCCCAATAAAAAGCCATCGGATTTATTCGGAAATAATCCGCGTACTTTAATGTCGTATTGCTCTTTGCTGTACTGGCGTTTCTTCTCTTGTAAAAATTCATAGCTAACAATGGGAGAAAGTTCAGAATTGAGTGTAAGATTATTCCACGCACCACCAAAAGCACGGCTTAGTTTATGATGGGTTTCATAGAAAAAGCCCGTATTTCGGGTTGGCTGACTGGCAAGTACCATTCTGTTTCGGCGATCAGTGAGTGAACCCGTCAGCACGCCAAAGTGGGCATCTTCAATCCCTGAGGCTTCATCAGCGATGACTAAAAGATAATCGCCGTGCAACCCCGCCAAGTTTTCAGGTTCATTTTTGGGTGCCGTTTTGGCAAGAACGTGCCAATATTGCTTCGCCCCCTTAATATTAATGTCGGTAGCATTGAGTTCTACTTCTTCAGCAACCCAGCTAAAGTTGCTTTTTTTCATTCGATTGAGTGATAACGCAACTTCCTTAAATACTTGTTTTCGTACTTGTTCTACTTTTGGGGCTATAACTGCCGTGATCGAATTATAATAACAAGTTAAGTGCCAAAGTACGATCACCCCAAAGCTCGCCGTCTTTCCCGTGCCGTGGCCAGATGAAATAGAAGTACGAGATCCGAGTGTCTGTACGCTCTCCATCACATCAATTTGCTGATAAGTGAGATCTAATCCGCAAACTTCTTTCGCAAATAAAGGCAAATTGAAAGCGTACCGTTTCACAAAAGCGGCATAACGATGATCTTGAATTAATTTAGGTAGGGTATTTTTGCTCATTCCCCTAGCATAAAGGTTGATTTTTTTAGGAGAGCGGTGTTTTTCCTATCTATTCGCCACCGCACTTTATTTCGTAGTCAAATTAGGAAAAATGAAAATTTCTTTCTTCTAGTCATTTGTAAAGTAACGCTGTTTACAAAGGCAGAGTGGCTTCAATTCTCATTCATTGCCCTTTGTAATTTCAATACGTCAATTAATGAAACTATGGAGGGCAAAATATGCCATTTTATGATGATAAACGCTGCCAAGAAGCTCAGTTGTTAATGGATAGTGTACTTGCTGATGTGAATGATGTTTCATCGTTACAGTTAGATTCTGTTGAGCAAATCAATGATAAATTAGGCTCGTTTAATGATGGAAAGGAAGCCAATCAAGTGGGAATGGTGGAAATCCGACAAGCGATTTTAGATGGCATTAATGCCTATGAAAAAGCACACGGATGTAAACCGGGTTCACACTTAGTTGCGTCAGCACTTGAACAAGGAAAAGTGTATCTTGATGATGCGATTGCAACATCAAATTCAATGTCATCAGAAGCACGTGCGATGGTGCCACGCCAAGCCTTGATTGCGATTAAGTCTGTGTTATTTGCGGGTGTGCCATTTGCCTATTATTTGCAAGGGGATAAAAACACGGGTGAAGCACCGTTAATTATTATTTCTCATCACGCGGGAAATAAAACCGGTATGTATGATGTTGGAGGATCATTAAATGGTGTAAGTGGTGGTAATCCATTTATTACTTCCGATCGTACACATACATTAACTTCAAGTGATAAAACCAATTACTCAGGTAAAATTACTTCAGTAATGACCGATTTTGCTCAATGCGATCAGTCTGCTACCGTGATCCCGCTTTATCCTAGTCGTACGCAAATTATGGTAAATGGGTTAGTTGCGGCGACAACTACAAATTCAAAATCTGATACTGAAATGGTTTCGGCGGCAGTAAAAATTGGCGATACGGATTACAGTTTTTCTGCCACTGTTAAAATTCAAACTGGCGAAGTTACCGTCGTGTTTACGTCCGCCGTGCCTGAAAATACCGTTGTGGCAGCACGCGGTTATTTGAACGTGGAAGATGTGAAATTTAAAGAGGCAACGCCGTCAGTCAAAACGATTGCAAATAAATATACAATGTTTGCAAAATCCTACCGCTCAAAAGTAGTGGTAACTCCAGAAGCGGAACGTCAGTTTAGTCAAGAAATGGGTATTGATCCCGCGACAGAAGGGACAATGATGATTCGTATGCAATTTGCTCAAGAACATCTTTATAAAGCCCTGAATGATGCGACAACCATTGCGAAATTCCACAATGCGAATGAATTTGACTTTGATTGGGACGAAGCAGGTAAACGCAAATCTCAAGAAGAGATTGCCAAAATTTTATTAAGCAAAATCGATATGATTAGCCAAGAGATGGCAAATCGTAACGGCTCTCACGGGGTATCCCATATTTATGTTGATGATCGCATTCGTACTATTCTTTCTGCACTTGGTGGGGATTATTTTGAATCATCTAATATTTCAGCACGCCCAGGGAGTTATCGCTTAGGTCGCTTAGGTGGAATGTATGAAGTTTATTACACACCGAAAGGCTTAGGTAAACGCACCGAAAGTGGTGGCAAGAAAGCCGCTCGTATGTTGTTGATTGGTGCTAATTCCGCACAACCAGCGTTCAATCCATTTATTTTTGGTGAAGTGGGTGCACCAAAAATTGATCGCATTAACCCAAATTCAGAAAGCCCTGAGGGTGGCTATTGGGTAACGGGTAAAAACTTTGCAGAACAAAACCCCGTGCCAGAGTATGCGGCAAGTGTTGCTTTGCTTGATGTGTTAGACACCCCAAATTGATAAGGAGATTCCCCTATGTTCTTAATTATTGGATCAATGCTAAAAGAAAATGAAGCATTAGCGATCTTAAAACAAGAATGTGGGGAATTTAACTTCCCGCAAAAAATTACTGTAGAAAACCATATGCCCCGTGATGTTGTTGGGGCTTCGGTGAGCCTGTTTTTAGACTCTAATTTAAAAGCAAGCGGTATCACAAAGCAAGAAGTTGAATTTCCGACATTTGGTCATTTAATGCAATTCGTTACGGATATTGAATTGGTGGCAAAAGCAAATGATTTTGAAAAAGCGATCTCACTTTCTATAGCAGAAAAAGAGGTTGATACAGTTGAAGACGCTCACACAGCTGAAGTTGAAGAAACTCATACTGTTGAAACTGAAAGAAACGAAACCGGAGAGAGCAAAAAATCACGTAAACGAAGAGATAAGCATCAACAAAATGAAGATGTTAAACCTGATGAAGAAAACAACAAGGAGTAATCAATGGCAACCAGTTTTAGTCGTTCTTTAGGACACGAACCCGGTGTACAGCTTAATCCAACGCTAGACAAGAGTGAGGGATTTGCGGTTAATGCTGTCGAAGATCAAACATTTGCTGCAGTAGCTCGATTACCACGCGGTCCGATTGGTCGAGCATTTGAAGTACATAAAGGAAATGTCCTACGTATTACCGGTCGTCCTGAGCCTATTCGAGTTAATGCACTGAATGATGCACATACTCAGCTTGTTGAAGCCTTAAATAAGGGAGCAAAACGTGCGGTGATTTCTCGCTTAGTCGGAACGGATGCAAAGAACAAGTGGATTGTGGTGAAAAAGCCTGATAGCCCTAGTGGACGTTATGCGTTAAAAGTTGAATTGGTCGATGAGGTTCCTAGTGATACCTTCATTTTGGCATTAAAACATCACGGCTGTTTTAATGATGGCATACGACTTTCTATTTCAGCACCTGAATTGCAAGATGAAAGAAGCCAGTCAGTTGATGCCAAAATGATCACGTTAAAAGTAATGGATAAAAATAAATCTGTGCTTGATGAATTTACGGGATCAATCGACTTAGATTCTGTTGATGACGATGGCTACCCAAATAGCTTGCAAGCACAAATTGCGAAATACGCCTTTGATGATTATGAACTTGTTTTAGCTCAAGGTGCGGTAATTCCGAAAGATTGTGCTGCTTATGGTAAAAATGAGAATGGTATTCAACGCGTTCAAGTAACAGAGGTGCTATATCCATTTAGTGAAGGGAGCGTGAGTAGTTTCACCGCACTCCAATACCAAAGTGCAGTAAAACAGCTGAAAGATACGGATAGCAATTTTGTCTATATTTCAAGTTTAGGCTCAAATTCTACCGCACTTTGTGCTGCATTAGCACAATTAGGATTTGATAAAAATATTCAAGTAATGATTGATGTGCCCAATCATTTTACGCCAAAACAAGCGATTGCTTGGGTAAATCAATTGGGATTGAGTAGCCATTTATTAAGCTTGCTCTGGCATCCTGTTGAATGTAATGATCCTAATGGGGTAAGTGGTCGGGTCAAAATTGGGACGAGTGCTTATCGCTGTGCCTTATCTTGCCAGCGTAATGCCGTACAAAATGCACTTGGCTTCTCTGCCAAACAATACGCGGTAGCGGGTCGTCAATTCCCAATTCAACGACAAGGAATGAAGCAACTTTATAAGCCTGATAATGAGGAATTATCCGATTTAGCAGCGGCTGGAATTACGCCTGTTATTTTCCAAACATTCTCAAGTAGTAGTGGCTATGTTTTTGCTGATGCCATTACCAAAGCGGGAAAAGAAACCAGTTTCTTAAATTTAATTTCTTCTGTTGAAATTATCACCTCGCTTGAACGAGATGTTGCACGTATAGCAAGAGAATTTTTACTCTTTATGCCGATGGAAGAGGCGATAAAAGCAGCATATCGAATGATCACCCAGCATTTTGATGCCGCGAAAACGTCAGGGTGGCTTGTAAATAGCAGTGAATTAGGTGGCAAGGCTTATGAGCTAGAAATTATGCCAAATCAACAACGTCCTGCAGACGTAATGATGGTCAGCTGGCGTGTTCGCCCAGAGGGTTGTGTTCGCCAAATACATATTACATCAACGATTACTCGATAAGGAAAGATTATGTTTGAGCAATTATTACATTTATCACGCCTCCCGAAAAAAGCGGTAGGAAAACCCACCGCAATGGTTGCAAATAAAAATGCAATGATTCTTGATAGTGCAGAAGAAGACAAGCCCGATAACAGACTTGCACTTTTCCAAGAACAGCAAATTGCTTCAGAAGCCTTGAATTATTTCTCTGAATGGTGTGAAACTAATGAAGAGGATCTTGAAGAAAACGAAGGATTTGGTGATCGCCTGCTTGGGTTGATGATCGCTGTTGCAGATGATAATCAAGATGGAGAATTAGACGATGACGAGCAAGAGGTTGTTACCATCGGACTAAATGCGGTCTATGATTACTTAATTTCTAAAGGCGTTTCTGAAGAAAATGCAGGGGCACTATTAGATGATTTTGACAATGACCTTGCACGCAATATTCACGAATTTATCTTGACCAAATTGCCACAAGGTGAAGAGGAAATGCAAGGTGAGATGGACGCATTAATTTTCTCAACGGAAGAAAATGAAGCGGTGTTAGATGGTGCATTGGCTGATGAATTAATCACTGATGCCGCTTATAGAAAAGTGTTTGCTATCCGCAATGGCAAGAAAATGCGTATTAATAAACGCATTTCGGGTAAGGTTCGTTTGACCGCCAAACAACGTACAGCAATTCGCAAAGCACAACGCAGAGCTAATACAGGTGCAGCTAAAATGCGTCGCCTGAAATCATTCAAAATGCGTCGCAGAATGGGACTTTAATAACAGAGCAACCGCATCGAAAGGTGCGGTTTTTTTACAAATTCTTACCTTTAATCCATTCATCCACCTTATCAGCCCACACTTGCAACATTTCTTTTCTTTGTTCTGCATATTCAGCTTTATTATAAACTGCACGCACACCTTGTTGCTCGTGAGCTAAACTTTTCTCAATCCAATCACTATTGAATCCCATCTCGTGTAGTAAGGTGGATCCTGTGCGACGCAAATCGTGTACGGTAAAATCATCGATGAGCTGCTCGTTGCGATTAATATATTGAATACAGTTGGCAATCACTCGATTAAGAGAGCTATTGGCGATAGGTTTTTGCCGATTTATTCGACCTGGCAACAAGTATGGCGAACCCTCTGAATAAATTTGAAACGCTACAATTAAATCAATGGATTGTTCAGACAAATAAACGTTATGTGCACGTTTAGCTTTCATTCTTTCAGCGGGAATTGTCCAGACTTTATTTTTGAAATCGATTTCATCCCATTTAGCGTTGATGAGTTCGCCCTTTCGTACAAGGGTTAACAAAATGAATTTAACCGCTTTTTTCAAACCGAAGTCCGATTGAGTTTCTTCAAGAGCATTGAAGAACAAATGAATTTCGCGTGGAGTTAATGTACGCTCTCGTTTTTTGAATACAGCAATGGATGAATTAGCAATCTCATCGGCAGGGTTGCTAAATTTATGTCCGCGTTGAATAGCATAGCGATAAATATTTGCAATGAGATCACGGACAAATATCGCCGTAGAAGGAGCACCGCGATCTTTAATTTTTTCACAGTGATGACGAATTTCATCAGTTGTGATTTCAACCATCAGCCTATTGCCAAAAGTGTCTTTGATATCTCGCTCGTATGTTGCAATACGTAAGGCTTTTGTACTGTCAGCTAATTTGACGTCAGCAAGATATTTTTCCGCAAAAATACAAAAACGATCTGCATTGCGGATTTTATTACGTTCGGCACGCTTTTGTCTTGCTGGTGAAACCCCTTCACTTACTTGTTTACGAGCAATCATCAAACGCTCACGAGCTTCCGCAAGATTGATGCCATCAACACCGTATTTGCCTATAGTCAGCGTTTCTCGTCTGCCGTTTATACGATAGTCATAGCGGAAAGTGATAGTCCCAGTCACTGACACGGAAACATAAAGCCCATCTCGATCTGCGACTTTATACACTTTGTCTTTAGGTTTAAGAGATTTAATTTTTGTATCTGTTAGCAT